GTACTGATTTATTGAGTACCTTTTTATTAATATATTAATTATTTATATATATATAGTATGTAACCCTAGAGTGTATAAGGGTTGTAGGGTGTAATGGAAAAGTATAATTCTGCTTATTAAGCATAATGTCACTCTAACGAAACCCCTATGGGACAGCCTGGGGTGAACATAAAAGAATAAAAATAAATGTGAATTTACATTAATTAGATTACATTAGAGCTTTACAAAACATCCGAAACGTCCTACTATTATAACAGTTAAGCAATACCGCTTAACACAACGAAAGGAAAGCAAAATGGAAACATTCAACACCGACAACACCCGCAACGCGCTCGATCACGCTTGTGGTAATGTGGCTATCGCTCTGGTACAGTTAGCAGAACTTTACAACGCTAACAACAAAGCAGAGGGCTTGGAAGAAGCTAATCTTGAAGTAGTTGTGGAGAAGTACTTCGAAGAAGTAGAAGGTGAAATTTTAGAAATGGCGAAACATTTAATCGCTACCAAATAAAGTAGATGGGACGCTCCGGTGTCCCCCGCTTACCAACTAAGTGGAGAACGAAATGCAAGCATTAACAGAAATCGTTTTGAGCTATATTCACCAGGCGGATGAGAATTACACTGCCCTCCGTAAGCGGGTATTGGAACGCGCTGCAACTGCGAATAACGACCTTGAACCAACCGTTGACAAGTTCGGCCGCTTACATGCACCTTGTGATGGTTACGCTTGGGAAGATTGCGAATACGCTGGTGGTTCTTACCTTCCGTATCCTTTGGAATTTTGGGAAGAACTTGAGCTGTTACATGGTACGGTTTCACACGGAGATTATTCGAAAGTTGGTTTAACCAAAGGGCGCGTCCGCTTGCTGGTTAGCGAAGCTGACGAACTGTGCGAAATTGATAGCAAGTATGTCAAGTTCAGCAAGGGTAAAGCTTGGAACACTGCAGACGGTGAAACGTGCTATGCATACTTCGAAACTAAGCATAAAGGTCTGGTAAGCATAATCGAAGAGTTTAAGGTTGTGCAAGCCCAGGAGCTTAAAGCTAAATGGGAAGCTGAACGTGCCGCTAAACAGGCGTTAAAGGGCGTTGCACCTGAAGGAAGGATTGTGGTTAAGGGTACTGTGCTCAAAACCAAGTTGCAGGAGCGACAAACCTTCAGCTATTACGATAATGGTGCGGATTGGAAAATGCTGGTGGAATTAGACAATAAGTCTACTGTATGGGGTACTATTCCAAGCGTAATAAATTATAATAACTTAGAAGGGGCTGTAGTTCAGTTTACAGCGACTTTCGAACAGGCGGAAGGTGATAATACTCACGCCTACTTTAAACGCCCTAGTAAGGCGTCTGTGCTTAAATTTTCGGAGGAAGAGGAATGAGTGCATTTCTATTTCTGTTAATTATTCCCGCTTTGCTTTGCATTGCGGGTAAGGACTTGGATCGAGCTGAACGGGAGCGGGACAATGGGTAGACCTAGCGATGTTCGTCGGCAAGCACGGTTCGATTATGACGGCACTGATAATGCTTGGGACATGGCGCGTAAACGTTACCCGAATAAGCAGTGGGAGCAGGGGCATTACATTCAGGAGTGGAATTATCAATTACGGGCCGACGAAGCGGAACGTAAACGCCGTATAGAGGAAGCTTCGGAAGCTGAGTATTTGTTGCAGGGCATAAGTGAAATACTTCGGTGTGAGAAAATCCATGCTGACCGCTTTATCCGTGCGTTTGACTTTATGTGTAAGAAGCGGGGGTTGCTATGAGTAATAAAGACTTCGATGATATATTTTTGGAAAGTGTATGGGCTAAAGTTCGCTTTGCTATGGTTGATAAGGAAAACAAATACAATGTTGCGGTTTATGTAACTGCTGAGTGTTGGCATGAACTTTTAGCACTGACGCATATGTTTAGTCCATTGGACACTATTAACGAAACTGTTTTTGGATACCCTGTTTACATTGTTTCCAGACACAGGGCTGGGCATCCTAAGTTCGCTGTCAGGGTTGATAAGGTGGAGAAGGCTAATGATTAGTGTAAATAATGCTATATTTCTTGAGCGAATTATAGACGCTATGGAAAGTATTACCCTAGACCTTATGGATAAGGAAGATGGTGAACTTGAGGGTGATGTATGGTCTGCTCCCATTGTCTTAGGAAAGTATGGGAACCTTAATATTGTACTAGGTTTAACAGACGCGGAATTGCCACAACCTATTGGCGGAAGTTATGCAGTAAAACAAATAGAACACAATATTGGAGCGTCCGGAAAAGAGATTAAGACGTTTGATGCAGGCACAGCGAACGAAGTTCCACTTTCGCCTGGGAAAATAGCAATGTATTATTCTGTCGATTATCCAAAGTTAATGGTCGGAGCTACAAAGACGCGAAGCTATATGACGCAAGGGTATATAAAGACGTATGGAGCGGGGAAACCAAAGTCCAAGCGTGTTACTTTTGGTAGGGTGGATACAATGAAGTATTCCGATGCTATAGCAATCGCACGGTATATACAGGAACAATTCCGGATGGGAATAGACCCAACTACCAGTCCGGACTACATGCGCTTTATTGCGTCGATTAAAAGTAACAAGATACTAAAAGAAGGGGTTCCACCATGGGCTCAAAAGTAATTAGCACCAAAGTCGAGTTAATCGAGTGGCTTAAGGAACAGCACATATACAGCGATGTATGGTCCGATGCGGATATACCGGATGTTAGACCTGCGAGGGTGAGCAAGTGGGTGGATTGTGGTTATGATCCGGACTGGTTAGCGGATACGGTTTATATGAAAGTACCTCGGGGTTACATGCGTGAGGAGATAGGTGGATGGTTCCCGTGTATGCTGGATTTAACCGAGCAGGGTAACACTGTACGGGTCCGCCCTGTACGTGTATCACCAATGCGTAAGTTCTATACTCGAGTTTCGAAGCTTGGTTATCTAGACATGCCCAGAAGCTTGGTATATTCTTGCGTAAGTAAAGCTGCATTACTTGAGCTTATTAACGAGCGGTCTAATTGGAAAATATACGCGGAGCAAATATGAAACATAAACATGCAGATGTGTTGCAAGCTATTGCTGAGGGTAAGGCTGTACAGTTTAAAGACGGGGAGTTTGGTTTGATATTAAAATGCCAGATTCCATGAACCCTATAAGCTGTCCCGACACAGATTGGAGGGTTAAGCCTGATATTATTGAAACTAAATTCGACGCATGGTTTAACCGCCAGACAGAAATCCAGGAACCTGAGGAAGTGTTTAAAGCTGGATTTTTATCTGGTGTGGAAGCTTGCCAAAATGGGGAGTATTATTAATGCGTAGATTATACGAACGGGAAGTGTCAGCGTTAGCACACAACTTCATTGAACAGGCCTTTGCGAATAAAGGACTCACCCTTTACACCCGTCAAGCTATGGATACAGCAAACCCCGAAAACAATGTGACGGTTGACATGGTCGATAAGCAAACTTGCGAGTTAACAGAGGACTTTATTTGTCAGCTCAATAAGCTAATGGAGTCCAGTTACAGTATAGGTAAATCTGAAGGTGAGCGGGGTCTGCGAAACGATTTAAGAAAACTGTTAAACGGTTAATCTAGTACTTTAACTGCACTGTGCCGTATTGTGTAAACCCATTAACAAGAGGTAATTTTATGCGAACGTGGATGGTTCCCGTTGAAATAATGTGTCGTAAGCACCTACAGGGTGAGCATGTTGAATGTCACATGTTTGCTTCCAGCTTGCACAACAATAAATCCGTTAAGGGTTTTATCGAAGATGGTCTGTTCGACCCTAAGGGCTTTGAACAGCGTCACGAAGACTTAGCGAACGAAATGGTCCGACGTGGGGGTAAGCATGAAAGTCCGCTTAACCTGCAAGGTATGGCCAAAATCAACCTTAAGCATATGCCCGAGGGTTGTGTAGATGTTAACGCTAATATAAAGGAGCTTGCTCGTCGCTGTACGCAATGCTACGAGCGAATCGAAGCAAGTCAGTACAAACACCTTCTCGAAGGGATTCCCAAAGGCGGGGACGCTATTGTGCCCGTAAACGACGATTATTATGTTCAGTTGTCCGGTCAGTTGTTAACCGAGGAACGTTTTAGCAACCGCGACGCCGCTGTTAGGAAGTTGGAAAAGCTGCGCCGCAACATGACATTAAGGCGGCAGGGCCGTCTATAGGAACTAAAATGGAATACATGATTATCTTGGCGCTCGAGTTGGTGCTGGTGGGGATTGTCTGCCTCGTAGATAAATATCTTGAATATAAGAACAGTAGATACGGTGAACGGTACTACGTTCGACAGAAGCGATTACCGAAAGGAGTGCCTAGTGTACGCCGTTCCAATAATTGAAGTGATCGACATGCTGCTAACTATGGGGTTGGCAGCATTACTGAGCGAAAGTGACCGGAAGCAAACTGTGGTTAACCTCGCCCGTAGATATCGTAACCGTGTTCCCCTTGCGGATTCAGGTACGCGAGGAATGCTTAGGCAGATAATTGAAAGTGAAAACCCGCCTGCTGTTGTATTGGTGGCATACCGTAATTTAATGAAACTGGAGTTAATATGAGCGATCCAAATTTCTTTAACTTTAAGATGGAAGGTGAAACACCTGACCCTCGTCGTTTACAGCTTTCCATTGACGGAAACCCGATTAAGGGTGCTCGTGAAGTTATTGTTCGCGGAGGGATTAGCGGTTACACAAATGTCGTAGTCGAAATGGAAGCATGTCTTTCTGTTGACGTGTGTGCTGCTTACTTTGTGAAAACCGAGTTTGACGATGACCTTTACAACAGGGTTTCTACCTGCCTTGTTGATGTTTGTATGGGAACTGAAAAGGAAAATCAAGGGGTGGAGTTAACAGCGGAAGTGTTAAAACTTGACCGCGATGGTCGTGTTAAATTTGTCGAAGATTTAATGTGCGAACTAAGACAACGAGTAGGTTTCTAGTATTGCAGGGTGCTCAGTACTCTGTTTAAATTAAGCAACGTCAGCCGGTAGAGTAAGCAGCTAGAGGTCTACGGATCCATCGCCTGCCAAGGATACCGGACACCCGTTCCACATCGGGGATGACAATAGATATAATGTGGACGTGAGCCGCTGCATCTTAACCCTTTTAGGGCTGGAGGGCGGACTGGGCTGCATAGAGCGCATGACCGAAAGAAGTACCTATGACATAATGGTATAGTGATAACCACACTTAGCGGAGCATAATCGCTTCGGTTGGCGTAACACAGCGAAGGTGAGCAGTTACGGGCTTGTCCGGACTTTGATAGTGGTACGGTATATCATGAAGTGCCCCGACCCAATGTTGGCGAGGGGCGTCTTTGCTTTACGAAGCATACTGACCCTGAGGAAATTATGAAACATTCACATTATTTTAAAAACGTGCAAAACCTACATCTCCTGGACGTGTACAAGGTCTGCGAGCTGTTCGATATCCAGGACCCTAGCGGCGCACTGCAACACGCAATCAAAAAGCTTCTGGTTGCTGGTGGTCGTGGTGCTAAAGATAAGCAAAAGGATATTCGTGAGGCTGTAGATACTTTGCAACGATACCTTGATTCTGCGGAAGCTGATTTAGGTAAATACCCAAAAGTAGCACCTCAGCCAATTCAGTATCCTGGCCCTAAAGCCACGTCTTCTGTTCCGCAACCTGCTCCGCCCTACGCGCATTCAATATCAGGTGATGCAATGGGTAAGACGTATATTAACTATGTTGAACACGCTGCGGAAATTCTGGAAAATATAAGTAGCAAGGGTTCTACAGCTAAAGCCATATCAGAGAGTTTACGGGAAGTTACTAAACATACGCATCCTATAATCGTTCACGAAGGTAACAGCTACATTATCCATGACGAGTTTGGTACGGATTGCCTACGAACCTATAACGCCCAATCCGGAGCTGGAGTGCGTTTGTTTGTGGTTAAGCGTACATTCGCTCATAAGTTGGGGGTTATAGAAGATGCCGATTAATGTACGCACAAAAGGACAAACCGGTGAGCGGGAAGTTGCTAAAATCCTGAACGATATTGTTAACGAACAGCGTGAGCTTTGGGGTTATCCCGAATTAGCGGTTGAGGATTATTACTTCCAGCGCAACCAGAACCAAAGTGCTGTAGGTGGTGACGACTTAACTTCGCCCATGCCTTTAGCCTTTGAGGTTAAGCGTCAGGAAAAGTTGTCCGTCAATACTTGGTGGAAGCAATGTACAGCTTCCGCTAACCGCACAGGGTATATTCCAATCCTGATATATCGCCAAAACCGCAAACCGTGGAAAGTCCGTATGTATGCCACCATCCCCGTTGAGGTCAGTGGATACAGGGGTGCGCTGTATAACAACCCCGTTGAACTAGATTTAGACACTTTTAAAGCTTGGTTCACAGAATACACAAAACGTTGGTTGTTGCATCACGCCTAATACTTTAGGGTGAGAAATCACCCTATTACCCGCCTTGATGACCTATACGAAAGGTTAATTGCGACTTTACCCCAAAACACAATAAAATTACTTTGCTTGCTGAGTTGTTTGTTGTTTCAGTATACTGCTCACGATGGTCAATGTTGACTAGGGGAGTAGGGGCATGGGTCCTAATGATATTGAATTAATCGACTCACAGTTAAGGGAAGAAACTTTAACTGAAGATGAAATGCTTCTACGGGAGCTATTTGTCAAGGAATACTTGGTAGATTACAACGCTTATTTTGCAGCGTTAAGAGTTGGGTTCCATTCTTCATTTGCGGCAGAGTATGCCAAGAAGTTAATGGGTGAAGGGTTTGTCAGACGCTTAATAGCTAAACAAGAGCGCGAGCAAGCATCGGATGACCAACAGAATCTATCAAAGGCGCAGGTTGAAAAGTATTTATTCCGAGAGGCTAATTACTATGGACCAGGCGCTTCGCATGGAGCTAGAGTTTCAGCTTTATCTAAACTAGCCAATATCTATGGAATGGATAAGGAACCTGAATCTACAGATGATGGTTTACCTAAAGGCGGGGTTATGGTTGTGCCAATGCGGGTGACCGCTGATGAATGGGGCAAACAGGCATCCGACTCTCAAGGGAAGTTAAAGGCAAGCGTCAAGGATTAAATGTTGTGACTCGTGTTGTAAGTGGTGTAAATTACTAACTTTGTAAAGCTTTACTAGCAACGTGGGACATAAAAGTGAATGAACCTAACGACCTATTGACAAAAGCAGCCACGTCTAGTTTCGCATGGTTGTTTTTAATTGGTTTGGCCATTTGGGGTGGAACCGTGAACTATTTAACTCGTATCAAGCAAGGTAAAGTGAAATCATTTTCATTTGCCGAATTGGTGGGAGAGTGGACTATAAGCGGGTTCACTGGTGTACTCACATTCTATATCTGTAGTGAAATGGAACTGTCATGGAACATGATAGCATTTTTTACAGGTATATCCGGTCACTTAGGGGGTAGAGCCCTATTCATCTTTGAAAGCTACTTCAAAGCAAAAATTCCTATAGGCGGTAACTTACCCGAACCCCGCGACGATAATAAAGACGACACACAATAAAGTTTGTTAGACGCGAGCTCACTGGGTTACTATGGATTGTGGTTAACCCAAGGAGACTCGCATGGCTAACTTTGACAAATCCTTTGAACGTATGTTCACCAACGAAGGCGGTTTTCAAAACGATCCAAACGATCGCGGAAACTGGACAAGTGGTGTTGTTGGTGAAGGTGAGTTAAAAGGAACTAAAATGGGGATAAGCGCAATGTCTTATCCTAACCTCGACATAGCTAACTTGACAAAGGGTCAAGTTAAAACTATCTATAGGACCGATTGGTGGGATAAGCACGATATCGGTTCCTTTCCGGATGTTATAACCTACCAGCTTTTTGATGCTGCTATAAACCATGGCTTTCGTCGTTCTGTTAAAATGTTGCAGAATGCGGCAGGTTGCAAAGCAGACGGTTATGTTGGACCACTCACACGCATTGCAGTAAACGACATGGACGAAAACGACCTTCTGTTAAACTTCCTGGCTGAGCGTTTGGTCTTTATGACACACGTACCTACATGGAACCTCTACGGTAAGGGCTGGGCAATGCGTATCGCACACAATCTTAAATACGGGGCACTTGATAATGACAGTTAGCAAAATGTCGGAAAAGAGTAAGAGTTCGTTGCATACCAGTCCAGAAGACGCCCTGAAGGATGCTCTGGATACTTTGGGTAACGAAGGGGCTTTTAAAAACTGTAAAAAGCTGCTTATACTAGCCCTTGACGATACCGAAGGTAATTACAATATCAGTTATATTAACGCCGGTATGAAATCAAGCGAAATGGTTGCACTGTGCGACATTTCTAAAACCTTATTCAAACAAGATATGGGATATTAATATGCGTCAGAGTAAAGTCTGCATGGCTGTACGAACTGCCCTTGCCTTTTGGGGTGAACCTGTTATTTCAATCCACGATATGCCAGGAGTTAAGTAATGAAAAGCATTATGGTACTTATTGCGCTGGTGTGCATTAGCCCCGTAGCGGCAGCGCAGGCCGAGATCGGTGAAGATACCCTTACAGGTGTATGGGCTTTCTTCGATAGCTTTCCAGCGTGGCTTACAGCGATCACAGCAGTAGTGACCGCCGCGACAGCAATCACCGCACTAACACCGACAAAGTCGGATGATAAAATTATTAACGTCATTCTTAAGGTGCTCAATGTGCTTGCCGGGAACGTTGGTAAAAACTCAAACAGGGACGATTAAGATGGTATGGCTGAAGTTCTTTAAGTTGTTGCTTCAGCTGTCTTTCAACATTTCTAAATACTTAGAAACTAAACAACTGTTGAATGCCGGTGAAGCAATAGCGATACGAAAGGGGTTGGAAGATGCAATTGCGAAATCTAATAAAGCAATGCGGGCGCGTAATGCTGCTGGCGCTAAATTCGATTCTGCTAACGGGGTGCCAGACAACAACGACCCCAATTTACGCGACTGAACATATTTGTCTTGTGTTTGTACCCATCACATATTCCAGAACAGATACAGTGGAAACTCGCCGCCAGATAGTTATGCACAACGCGGCGTACGAGTCTTATTGTGGTCAAGGTAATCAGAATGTCAACTGAATTAGCAGTACAACCCGAATACAATATAAAAAATCTCAATGTTGTTTGGGAACCATTGGAGGGAAGCCAGGAGCTTGCCATAAGCTGTCCTTGTAACCACATACTATATGAAGGCACCAGAGGTCCTGGAAAAACGGACGCCCAGCTAATGTTCTTCCGCCAATTTGTTGGTCGCGGGTATGGTATGTTTTGGCGGGGTGTTATATTTGACCGCGAGTATAAGAACCTTGACGACCTTATATCAAAGTCTAGAAGATGGTTCCGCCAGTTTGACGATGGTGCTAAATTTATTAGTTCCGCAAGCCACCTGAAATGGGTATGGCCCACAGGCGAAGAGCTTTGGTTCCGCGTAATGAAAACCGAAGCTGATTACTGGAACTATCACGGTCACGAATTTCCGTTTATTGGCTGGAACGAATTAACTAAACAGCCAACCGCAGAACTTTATGAAATGGCGATGTCGCTTAATCGTACATCCTTTCTACCATCCAAACATTCCCCGTTTAACAAGAAGACCGGTGAGCGGGATATCCTCCCCGATATTCCATTGGTTGTGTTCAGTACAACCAACCCTTACGGCGTTGGGCACAATTGGGTCAAACAAAGATTCATTGACCCCGCAGGCCCAGGCAATGTTGTTAAAATTGAACGTGACGTATTCAACCCGAGGACACAGCAACGCGAACCAATCGTAAAGACTCAGGTCCGTATATTTGGGTCGTACAAAGAGAACACCTACCTATCTCCTGAATACATTCTTGAGCTTGAATCCATCACGGACCCCAATAAGCGCCGAGCTTGGTTGTGGGGCGATTGGGATATTACGAGCGGAGGCATGTTTGACGATTTGTGGTCATCGCAGTTCAATATCGTTGAGCCTTTTGCAGTACCAAACGAGTGGCGTATATTCAGATCTTTTGACTGGGGTTCAAGTAAACCGTTCAGCGTTGGTTGGTGGGCAGAATCCGATGGTAGTGATGTAATGCTACCAAACGGAAAATGGATTTCAACAGTGCCTGGAGACTTGTTTAGGATTGGGGAATGGTACGGTTGGACCGGTCAGGCTAACATGGGGCTTAAGATGCTCGCTACGCAAATATCCAAAGGTATACGTGAACGTGAAATAAAAATGCGCATTCATAACCGTTGCAAAGCAGGCCCGGCGGATAACTCCATATGGGACGATGTTAACGGTGTTTGTATAGCGACGGATATGGCGAAGAAAGTCACTATCAACGGTAAAGTGCATAAGGGCGTAACATGGAGCCGAAGTAATAAGAGTCCTGGAAGTCGGAAAAACGGATGGGAACTTTTACGAAATGCTATCTTTAATGCACAACCACCTGAAGGTGGCGGTCCTAGGGAATTGCCTGGACTTTTCGTGTTCCGTACTTGCCAAGACGGTTTTATACGCACTGTCCCAACAATACCCCGTTCAACTAAAGATTTAGATGACGTTGACACAGATGCAGAAGATCACGTAGCGGACGAGGTGCGTTATGTTATACTGTCCGCTGGGCAACGTTTCGCTTCTGGTACTACAACAGGTCACTACTAGGAATTCACAATGAGTATAACTTCGCTTCACCCAAAATATTCACTTCACTTGAAGGCACAACAGTCATGCAAACACGCCTACGAGGGTGAAGAAAAAATAAAAGACCAAACGACAGATTATTTACCTGCCACAAGTGGGCAAAAAATCGACGGGCAGGGTAATGCCGGGACAGAAGGGGACCAGCAGTACGGGGCCTATTTAATGCGGGCGGTCTTTCCCGAGATTATGCAGGAAGCAGTTGAAGCAGCTATCGGGCGGATGCATTCAAAACCTCCCACAATCACTTTACCAAGCGCGTTGGAACCATTGAGAGATAATGCGTCACTGTTGGGTGAGTCGCTGGAGGATGTTTTACGGAATATTAACTTCGAGCAGCTTGTTACTGGACGTGTTGGTATTATGGGGGACATTCGCAAAACTGCAGACGGTTCTGCAAGACCTCTTATCTTGTTATACGAAGCTGAAACAATTCGTAATTGGGATGACACCAGTGAGCTTGATGAAGACATCGACATTAACTTTGTGGTTCTTGACGAAAGTGATTATGTTCGGTCGGCCGACCTAGGCTGGGAATGGAAAAACTTTTATCGAGTGCTTGGATATGTGTCCGAAGGTGCTGAGGGGCAAACAGGGTTTCGTTTTGACTTAAACGGTAAAATTTACGGAACAGCAGTTCTGGAAAGTGAGCAGCTAGTAGACAGCGGAGAATTCTTTACCCCTGTGTACAGTGGTAAACCTTTAGAACAGATCCCATTTGTATTTGCTAATGCCTCAGATATGTCACCAGATCCTTCCCGCCCGCCTCTTATGGGTTTAGTTAATATTTGCCTAGCAATTTACAGAGCAGAAGCGGATTACAACCAAAGCCTGTTCATGCAGGGTCAGGACACGTTGGTCCGAATTGGTGCTGTTGACACTGAAGAAACCGTTCGTACTGGTGCGGGTGCAAAAATAGATGTTCCTATAAACGGGGATGCCAAGTACATAGGCGTAAGCTCACAAGGTCTACCAGAACAACGGCAAGCACTCGAAAACCGTTATGCTCGGGCCTTACAACGTGCGGGTTCATTTATTGACAGTACTAAGGCGCGTGAAAGCGGTGAGGCATTACGCTTGCGTCAGGCGGGGCAATCAGCTACACTTCCACAGATTGCTAAAACTGGTGCAGCGGCATTAGAGCGCATCCTTAAAATGCTGGCAATATGGGTTGGAGCTAATCCCGACGAAGTTGAAGTTAAGCCTAACTTGGAGTTTGCAAAAGAAGCATTCGATACCGCTTCATTCTTGCAGCTTATGCAGGCGAAAGGTTTAGGTGCTCCAATTTCAAAAGAAACAATTCATAAGTATGTTGCTGCTCAAGGTCTTACAGATAAGACTTTTGAAGAGGAAACAACCATTATGGAAAGTGAAGTTCCTGGCTCCGACGTTTTGGGTCAAGGTGGCTCAGTAGGTAACGAAGCAAACGGTATTGAGGACAATACGGATGAAAACGACAACGACGACAATGAGCAAGCGTGATGCAGTTAAAGCCCGACGTGAGAGACGCCGCCAGTTTACCTTACGTAAAAAACAGCTTCGCAATATAGGCGCTAAAAGCTTTGATTGTGTTTTCGTTGAGGACGGTAAAGTTCGGAGCGACGTAGATGCCTAATATTGTATTGGATGTGGACGAGGAAAACGTTCCCCAATGGCTCAAGGATGAGATCCAAAACTCGATGGTTCCTATGGTTAAAACCCTGCATCCTACAATCGTAGAAGCAGGGTTGCCAACCGACGTTCCGGACAATGTCCTCCAACTTTTGCGCGAAGACGCCTTAGATAACGGGCAATGGAATATCAGCGTTTACGCCTACCAAAACCAATACACCATTGAAATAAATGGTAAGGGTTTTGCGTTACAGCGCACCATTGATCCCAACACGGGCGTTATGGAGCACAACTTTTTTGAGATTAACCACAAACTTCAGGGTAAGGGTTTAAGTCAGCAGGTAATGGAGTTAAGTGACAAGCTTGTAACTGCTGGCGGGTTAAAGCGAATTAAGCTTGACGCGAACTTGGACGTTGGTGGGTATGCTTGGTTGCGTAAAGGTTTCTGGCCTGAGGATGGTTTGGAAGACTTATCCTATTCTGCAATGTCGCGGGGTAAACATGACGATTTACTGTACGAATTTCGCCAGCGTATTTCAAAGATGAGTGAAGCTCAAGCTAAGAAGTTTTTGTTGACAGACGAATTCCGAAAATATAAACCCTTATTTCTTGGAAGCTTCTGGACGGGAACTCTTGATACTAACGACCCGCTTGCCCGCGCTGCGATGCGCTATGGTGCTGAAGCTGTGCAAAAAAGCTTACCGACTAACCTAGCATTAACCGCTAACCAGAAGATATTTGATAAGTATGTCAAGCACCAAATAGACATATTCAAATACGCCCATGGGTTAACTATCGAAAGTGCTAAAAAACTAGCAAGCTCCGAAAGTGCGCTCCGTGCGGTGCTTTACGACTATATTGATGCAGCGCCGAGCAGGCAGTTAACTGGCGCAGCGGGTCGCGAATGGCAACGGAAGTTTGAAATAGCGTTGCGCGAAACAAGAAGCCCCGCATGGGCGGAAGTTGGTACAATGCTATCAGATGATTTCAAAGAATTTGCAATTGCGGAAGCAGCTAGTGCAGCAACGGTAATACAAGGAAGCGTCCCTGTTATTCTGGGCTTAACATTGCCGCCAGCGGGACAACTGATTTCTGTGGTTAACAGTCAACCGTTCCAAGGGCGTACACTTAAGCAGTGGCTTGAGCGCACTGAGGAAGCAGATGTTCAGCGAATGCTTGCTTCCGCCAAAAGCGGTATTATAAACGGTCGTACCCCGACTGACATAACTCGGGGTATTGTGGGCACTGTAACGCGACCCCGCGACAGTATTGCCCGTAAGGCCTTTAACGATGTGGAAAGTGTAATACTAACGCTTACAAACGGCATACAAAACGAAGCAAAGCAGGCGCTATACCAACAGAACAGTGACATAATTAAATACGAGCGATACGCTGTAACACTCGACAGCAGAACTACGGTTGAATGTGCTGAAGCTGGTAGCCGTCATAACAAACATGGGAAGGGAATTTATCTCATTGGGGAGGGCCCGATGCCACCCTTGCACTTCAGATGTCGTTCATTGCGTATTCCGTACTTTGGCCCTAACGATTTAGTATCACGACCATTTGACCCAACGACCGAAACTCAGTTATTGCGAGAGTATGGCGAAAGTGCTAAAATTGGCTCGGTTAAAAATCGTTCCCTTCTACCAAGGGGGCACAAGACGAAATACGATGAATTTGCGAGACGTAGAAAGCGCGAACTTATTGGGCAAGTACCCGGCGATACTACCTATGAGGAGTGGTTGAAAACACAATCCATAGACCTGCAAAACGAGGTACTTGGTCCAGTACGTGCAAGCATGTTTCGAGAAGGAAATCTGTCTTTAAGTAAGTTTGTCAACGTTAACGGCGATACACTAACTTTAGACCAATTAAAGCAACGTGGGCTAGAAGCCCCAACAACTTAGAACGCATGGCGTTCACCGGAGTGATTCCAAATGTTAAATTTTAAATATGCAAACCAAAGCGATATCCCATCTGAATTCGTAAGCCTGTACACTGAGGTGAATGGTGAATGGGTTCTTACCCAAGTTAGTGGCATCAAGACTACGGATGATGTGGAACGGGTACAGGAAAGTCTTCGAAAAGAACGTGAAGACCACAAAGCAACCAAGCGTAAGCTGGCGGGCTTTAATGGTTTGGACCCTGACGAAGTGCATGAAAAGCTCGACCGCTTTGAAGAACTTGAAGCTAGTGCAGGTGACAAAGTTGACGACGACAAATTGAACCAAATGGTTGAAACACGTCTGCGTTCGCGTACCGCACCACTCGAGCGCAAGATTAAAAGTCTTGAGGACGATCTTGTAAGCGTTCGCTCGGAAAATGAAAATTATGTGCAAAAGGACCGCCGCAACACTATCCAGGCTGAGATCCGTAAGGCAGGTAAGAAAGCTGGTATTCGTGACACCGCATTGGACGACGCTTTCTTGTACGGTGACAGCATCTTTGAAGTTAACGAAGCGGGTAATGTGGTCACCCGCGATCAGGTTGGTGTCACTCCAGGAATTAACCCCGAAGTATGGTTTACCGAAATTAAACAGGCTCGCTCACACTGGTGGCCTGAATCTCAAGGTGCTGGAGCAACTGGTGGGCGGGGTGGAAATGCTGGTGCAAGCAACCCATTCAGTAAAGAGGGTTGGAACCTTACTGAGCAGGGTAAATTGATCAAAGCGGATCGTGCCAAAGCTGAGCAAATGGCAGCATCCGCAGGCACTAAAATTGGCGGAAAAAGACCCCAATAAAATAAACTTGCATTAACTAAAATTTATCCCATATAATAAAGGCAACCTAATCGAGGTTGCCTTTTTACTATTGGGCTTGCGGTCATGGGATTCGCTGCTCGGATTAAACTCCAGCCGAAATCCAAAGGAGGATCTTATGGCTACTGGACCAATCACGTCACTCGAGGACGTAATCGTTCCCGAAATCTTTACCCCTTATGCACAGCAAACCACTGAAGAAAAATCTCGTCTGATTCAATCTGGTGCGGTTGTACGTGATTCTTCAATTGACGACCTGTTAGCAGGCGGCGGTGCAACGTTCAATATGCCTTCAATGAAGGACTTGGACAACGAAGAAGAGAACATCTCAACTGACGACGCAGATGATGAATTCACCGGTGGTTCAAATAACTCAACCCCGAAGAAAACTGGTACTTCACGTGAAGTTGGTGTTCGCCTGTCTCGTAACCAATCTTGGTCGAGCTCAGACTTAGCTGCCTCACTTGCTGGTATTGATCCGATGGACAGTATCGCACAGAAAGTTGGCGGGTACTGGGCACGACGTCTGCAGGCTGCTTTCGTAGCAACTATGAAAGGTGTGTTTGCGGATAACGCCGCAGCTCCTGACGCTTCTGAGCACGTACTGAACGACATGACAAACGATCTGTCTACTCTTAACAGTGGCGTATACCAGGCCGGTTTGACAGATTTTAGTTCCGCAGCTTTCCTGGACGCGGCTGTTACTATGGGTGACAGCATGGAAGACCTCGGTCTTATCATGGTTCATTCAATTGTATACAACCGTATGCAGAAGAACAACCTGATCGAGTTCATTCCTGACGCTCGCGGTGAAACCACCATCCCAACTTACTTGGGCCGTACCGTTATCGTTGATGACAGTATGCCGTTCAGCTCTGGTCTGTTTGAAACATGGTTGTTCGGTGCTGGTGCGATCCGTCTTGGTATGGGTACTCCAAAAGTACCAACTGAAACTGAACGTAAAGCGGCTTCCGGTAACGGTGGCGGTTCAGAAATTCTTTACAACCGTGTTGAATGGTGCTTGCACCCTGCCGGCCATCGCTTCACAGTAACTCCGGAAGACGGCGGTCCGTCAAACGCAGCTACCACAGGAAACCTGGCGCACCTTGATTCCTGGAGACGTGCGTTCCCTGAGCGGAAGCAGATTAAGATTGCGCGTTTAATTACCCGCGAAATGTAATCAGAAGCGGGGCGTTAAGCCCCGTTTGCTTATAAGGTGAATACCATGTCTTTATTAGATGCACTTAAAAAGCTTAACCCAGGCGACGACAGCCACTGGACGACCGATGGGCTCCCATTGCTTACTGTGGTTAAAGATCTCTACGGTAGCGCCGTTACACGCGCTCAAATTGCTGAAGTTGCTCCGGGCTTTACCCGTAGTAAGTTTGACGAGTTAGGATCCTCTGACAGCACGGATGCTGAACTTACAGAAGTAAAAGCTGTGGACGTTTCCGACGTTGTAGAATCTGACGAGGTTGAGCCGTTAGAAACTGAAGAAACCGATTCGGAGTTCTCTGCTTTGGAAAAGCGAAAAGCTGAAATCCAAAATACAATTAATGAAGCTAAAGCTGAGCTGACTAAAGTGGTTGCACAAATGGATCGCATTATCGAAAAGAATGCTACCCATAATGACCACATTAGCAATATGGAAATGATTAAGCGTTTCCAGGCGCAGCAAGCTAAGCTTCGCGAAGGTAAGTAATCATGAGCCGCCCGAAGTACGCAAAACCGGGCAGCTTACGCTTTACAGCGTATTATCTGCAACGAAAAAACAAGCAGCGAAGGGCCTAATTCGTTTACTTTCCAGCGGTGGGGCGTGTAGTTAACAAATTAAGCGCATAGGCGCGATTATTTAGGGGAAATGCCGTGGCAGTAACCACACTTGATTTAGTACAAACTAACGGTACGCCGTTGCCGTCTGAACTGACTGTTCTTGAAGGGGAGGTTGAATACAATGGGTCAGGCTTGGTAGCTGCTACTGCCCCTGCGGCGCTTAATTTCAACCATAAAGATACGGCCATAGTTAGCTACACGATTGTAGACACCGCCCTATCAGACGACTTAGTTGTTCTCCAATACCGATATACAAATGACGGTTCGGTAACGAGCGTTACTATCTATTATAATTTCGCAATTTCCAGACTCACCACAGTCGAAACGATAGCCGGAGAAAATATCTACAGACGTGATACTTTTCTCTCTGATTACAACTTCGGGGATATGGTCAAGATATCCGTCGTACCAGCTAATGATTTAATCACTATATATATCAATGGTGTTAGGGTTTATGGTTATGAAACTGAGTTAAACAAGGGGGTTGCTAGTTCTACTATAAAGTTGAATGGAACAGCACCGGTACTCACTGAACTTGAGTATACAGATTCTAATGAAGGCAATAGTGATATTCAGTCTCCACTGGCTGCGTTACCTCTTTCGCTGATTGGTAAATCTACTCAGTTCCAAAAACTGGGGATAATGCACAACAAACCTAGCACAATGAGTTTCGTCCGCGAGTTCTGGGCGGAAACTGTAGATACTTCTATGTTCCCCGGCTGGCCTACCACTCGCTACCCTCGCGCACGATTCAGTTGTACCGACCACGACACTGGCTCAGGCGGCATATGGGTACGTGTTTACGATAAAGATTTAGGTGCAATTACGGACCCTTCATCGTGGTTAGAGTGGGACGATGTGAGTAGCCGCCCAGAGTTCGACCACATTGAGCGCAAAATTAATCCAGTATTTGTATACAGTGGCACAGGCGATCAGACGGAAACGCCTATGCATCTAGTAGCAGCTGACGGGGATATACTCATGTATTTCCACAACTCAACCGTTACACTGGAAGGTTTCCCCGCTGGAATACAAGCAACGCACTATGCCACAACTCTGAACGGCATCGACTACACCGACCCTACACCGTCTAGTATTGTTTATGACCCTACCTATCTGGAGGGTGACGGTCATACTGGGTACTTCCAGCCGGGGCGCAATACTTTTGCTGAAATCCCTTACAAATATATTGGTATACACCTACACGGTGGCGCGGGTGCCAGCCGAGGTTCGTGCTGGGCTATTGAAGTTTCGAACGATGGAAAAAACTGGGAGCGGTGGCGAACGTTTATGCGCGACTTTCAAGCCACTAAACGCCTACCGTATACCGACGAGGAAGATAAATTTTTCGTTTTGCAGCGCGTGCATGAAGCGAAGCGCGTGGGGGGTTACTATCGTGTGTGGGGCCGCTGGCAACGTGAAGCCTTTGGGGGCCGACTTGGTGAGCTTGAGGCGGTAGAAGTGCTGGTTGATAGTGACTTTAATATTGTATCTGAGTGTAACGTATTCATACCGCGTGGCAGTGAGGGAGAATTCGACGCAGTAGAAATTCGTGGATATTTCCCTTTTGAATATGGGGGTGTAGAGTACGCAACCTATTCAACCCGACTCGGTACAACCATTGATGACGAAAGCGCCATTGGCATAGGGATTGTCACCGATGTTAATCGTAACTGGCAGATTTATAACGGCATGGCTAACAAGAGCCGAACGCTGTTGGTCGATAGAAGCAACTTTCCAGAAAAAGTATCATCCTCTGAAACGATAGTGCTGAAAACCGAAGCTGGCTATCAGTATCAGTCTCTGCCTATCCGCCGTGACAATAGTATCTCTACGCTAATCAGCAATGACCCAGTTGACCTGAGTGGTCAGATAACTGATGTTACTTTCAAGAATATCGGTAAAGATTCAGCGGCACCCATCTACCTTGAGTTCGGTATTACTGATTCGCTTTCCAATCCAACACAACAGCTTTCTATATCGTTCGATACCGATCATGATGTAGTGACGGGATGTATCCCGATGCTAATGCGGATAATCGGCACAGTAGGTACTCAGGAAGTCAGATCCATTAACGTATTTGGCATGGATAACGACAACCCAAGCGTATATGAAACTGCCAATACTAAACACGAACTGACCATTCGGATCGACAAGCACAACAATGAAATACAATTTCTATCAGGCGGCAGCGTCACGGACACTTTACCGCTAGCGGGCTTTGTGGCAGATACACCCATGTTTGTGTTTATCAAAGCGGGTACTATTGACCCTGATGAAACTGAGGATAGCAGCGTATCGTTTAATGAAATCAGTGTGCAAAGCGCTACAGCAGACAAGCTTGTCGAGCTTGTTAATGCGCACCCGATTGCAGATGCAGGCCCTGACCAATCTGGGATAAGTGCGGGGTCTACATTCCAACTGGACGGTTCCGGTTCTTACGATTCAGATGGCTCTATCGTTGGCTATGAATGGGTACAGGTTGACAATGGTGCGCCGTCCGTAGCGCCGTTTGATACAACGGCAGTACAGCCTATGGTTACCGCTCCGTCAATCGGAACACCTACAACGCTACGGTTTGAATTAGTCGTAGAAGATGATGACGGAGCGTTTAGCGTTGCAGATGCGGTAAATGTAGAGGTTACATCAACACCAAACGTAGGTCCAACCGCCAACGCAGGCACGCCTTCGACCATTGAAGCCGGTAGCCAATACCAGTTAAACGGCTCTGCGTCAGACAGTGACGGCACAATCGTATCTACGGTGTGGACGCAGACGGGTGACGCTGTAACGCTGTCCAACCCTAACGTGCTGAACCCAACGTTCACCGCGCCGCTGGTTAGTTCAGGTAGCACAACGTTCACGCTGACAGTAACGGATGATGATGGTGAAACGGCTACTGATACTGTGGTTATCACGTATGAGGACACTACAGCTCCAGTTATTACCCGCAATGGGCCTGCAACGGTAACGCTAAACCTGAACGATACGTTCACGCCTGCTACGTTTACGGCGTTTGACGCTGTTGACGGTGACTTGACAAGCGCAATCACGGTGGTCAACCCGTACCAACCGGCTACCGGTGAGTACACCGTCACGGCTAACGTGTCAGACGCCGCAGGAAACGCCGCAACAGAAGTGACGCAGGTTGTAACGGTAACAGATGATATCAGCTATCCGTTTAATACGGTGTCGTCTGAAAATATTCCGTTTGGGAATAATGTTGTTTTACAAACCACAATACGTCTTGGCTCTACCCGTTGCTTTAACGTTAATCTTTCTTCATGGTGTAACCCTGAAGAATTGTATAGCCACCAAATTGACGTTTCTGGTACAGGGCTATCCATAGTTAATAGTCAAATACAAGGTGGAATCTTAGTGTTCTACGCGCAAGGTCTAGCAGTGGGTCGTCACAAGTTTAAAATCACCTATAGTACTCAATCACGACAAGACTACTTCTACGCTTATGTGGAAGTAAGTTCATATGAGGGGCTTTAAAGTGGAGCTTATTGTAGAAACTGGTGAAGGTTTAGCAGATGCAAATTCGTACACGTCCTTAGAATTTGCATCTAATTACTTTAACAGTAAGGGTGACGAAGTCTGGTTGCTTACCTCGGATCTTAAACAATCGTACGCTCTCATTGCGGCAACTGAGTACATTGACCACACTTGGGGCCCACGGTTAAAGGGACGTCCATTAGTTTCAAACCAATCTCGTGAATTTCCGCGTTCGAATTGCTTTGACAGATATGGTAAGAAAATTGTGGGTGTCCCTACTACTCTACAACAGGCTTGCAGCTTGTATGCACTATACAGCACCACAGCGAGCCTGTGGGCCGCTAACAGTACAAGTGGCTCAGCTAAGGAAGTGCTAACCGAGAAAGTGACTGTGGGGCCTATTACAACCGAGACAACGTACACTGAGTCGCAGAAGTCTAACGCCCGTTTGTATTTTCCCCAAGCGGATGCATTAATGCGACAGTTTTTAAGCGGTGCAAATGGTGGAGTTATTCGCTAATGGCAGCTTCGGACCCTTTCTACAATAGCTTAGTTTCAACAGTAGAAACCTTACTGGCTAAATATGGTGCAACGTACACTATTCGCTCTAAAGGCGTTACAGACCCTGTCACCCTGCAGACGTCTTCCGGTGCGACTCGTTCCTGTGTTGGTGTGGTTAGCGATTCCAGTATGGGTTCTAACCTCGCGGGGCAGCTTGGTTCAATATTGTCTTCAAGTGTTGAAAACACCTCACTAAGATCCCTTTTACTTCCTGCCAGTGCAAGCATTCAGGCAGGGGAAGAGATACAGGTTGACGGACAATGGTTCGACCTTAAACGTGCAAAACCACTTAAGCCCGCTGACGTTACTCTCATGTACACTCTGGAATTAAGCAGATGAGCTTTAGCGGTGCGTTTAAGCGTTTCCGCGTTAAAAGTATGGATAAGTTCGTACGGGTTAAGCGATCCGCAAGCTTTGAACTTTATTCAGCGATTGTGACAACAACTCCGGTTGATAAAGGCGTCCTGATTAACAATTGGTACTTGACGGTAGACGATCCCTCCACGAGCACCAGATTCGCGGAAAGCGAAACAGGCGCCCATTCTTTGTCACAGGGTACAGCAATTCTTCCAGCGTTTAACATTGCTAACGATGTGTGGATCACTAACAATTTACCGTATGCTTACCCAATTGAGTTCGACGGTCACTCTGCTAAAGCACCCTCGGGAATGGTGCGTGTTAACACTGTAAACTGGAACGATTTCGTTAAGCGGGCAAGCCAAAGGGAGTCATATAATGGCTAAGCATTCTTCAATATTATCAGGTCTTAACAACGCTCTAAGAACTTTTGTAACTTCGAATTCTTATGTGTGCGGGTACGCTGAAACAGACGAACCTTCCAATAAGGATGCCTTATGGTTACGCGCCCATTGGTTGCCTGGAAACAGCGTAGCAGCGACTGTCGGTAGTGGCGGTGAAGACAACAATAACGGTATTTTTCAAATTGATGTTAATAGGCCCAGTAGTTCGTTATTATCGGAGCAGATGGATGCAGTTGATAAAATAACTGATTACTTTACAGCGGGGAAAATTATCCCATATAATAGCCTTAGCATTAAAGTGGTGTCATCAAGTGTGACCCCGAGTCGCCACGTGGGTGGTTTTAGACGAGTATCAATTAATGTTAGGTATTACGTACGAACCACTAGACAACTTTAGGAGTAAATTATGGCTGACGGTAGCCGCCATGTCCTCTACATGGCTCCAGAACTGACTTACGGGGTTACACCAACTAATCCAAATCTTTTACCGTTACGTATTACAGGCACAACTTTAGGCCTGGCACGTGACTCCCTGCAAAGTGAAGAAATCCGTGAGGATCGACAAATTGCAGATTTCCGGTTATCCGGTGACAATGTTGCGGGTGACATTAACTTCGAACTTAGCTACGGAACATTCGACCAACTGTTCGAAGCTGTTTTCTGTGCTGAAGAATGGGAAGCTGATACTCCGGTAGCAGGTACAGAACGACTCCGTGCAGGTATCACACGCCGCTCGCTTTCGTTTATCAGGCATTTCCAAGATATCTCAGCAAGTGGATACCCATATTACAGATATTACGGTTGCGAGCTGAACACAATGGTTCTTACCATTTCAGCTAACGCAATGGTGACAGGTTCCTTCGGTGTTGTGGGTAAAGGTCAGGAGCTTCTGCAAAACCTTTCCTCGTTGGGAACTCCAACTATTGGAACCCGTACAACCACAACGCCTCTTGATTCCTTTACCGGAACATTGCAGGAAGGTGGAGCGGTGAATGGTGTGGTTACAGAGCTGTCTCTTAACCTTGCAAACGGTATCGCGCCCCGCTATGTAGTTGGCGCAAGACAGACAATCCGTCCGTCAATTGAGAACTCAAACTTAACTGGTAACGTTACAGTTTTCTTTGAGGATAGCTCAATGGTGCAGAAGTTCATTAATGAAACTGAATCAAGCCTGAACTTTGCTATGCCTGATGCAGCGGGTAACAATATTGACTATATTATCCCCCGTATTAAGTACACAGGCGGTCAACCTGATATTTCAGGTTCAGGCCCAATTACGTTAGCAATGCCATTCCAAGCACTGCTTGACCCCACAACCGGTACGAACATTATCATGGACCGTACCCCTAACTAAAATTCATAGGACCCTAAACTATGCAAATGGAAGACTTTTATACATCTGACAAAGCGGAAGAAGGAGCTAAGCTTCCTCTTTATAAACCGAACGGTGAAAAGACTGAACACTGGTTTCTTGTGTTGGGGATTGACTCTCCTACATTTAAAAAAGCGGAAGCACAGTCGAAACGGAAAGGGGCTAAAATTGCGCTGATTGAAGACGCGGATGAGCGTGACGAAAAGGGTGTGGAACTTGAACGCGAATTGGTTGCCTCCCTTATTAAGGACTGGAGCTTTGGCACCGAATGTACAATGGAAGAAAAGATTAAGTTCCTTAAAAAAGCACCGCAGATTGAAAGTGCTGTCAACCGCTTCTCTGCTCAACGAACGCTTTTTTTCGCCAAAGAGTCAACAGCTTCTACAAATGGGTCGAAATAAAACTCGGCCTTGAAAAGATACCTGCTGGCTCAAAACAGACTTTAAAAGTTAGCTTGGAGCAAGTCGAAAAAACACTGGGCAGGAAGCCCGCCCAACTTCAGGAGTTGTATGACGCCGAGGTTGAGGAGTTACAATATTTGTGGTCATACTACATAGACATTCTTAGCAGTTGCAGTGATGGAAAGCTAAATTATACGGAACTTAAAGCATGGAGCGAAGTAACCGGTATTTGTGCGGAACCTTGGGAAATAGATGTAATCCGCACATTAAATAGAATCAACATAAAGGTTATGCAAGATGGACGAGTTAGCAAGTCTCCAGATAAAGATTGATAGCATTGAAGCCCAGCTTGCAGATAAACGCCTTTCTGCGTTGGAGAAGACTTCAGCGCGTACCGAAAAAGCCACCACAGGTTTAATGAATGTAATGGGTCGTCTTGCGGCGCCCATTTTAGCTGTAGCCAGTGCGTCGGCGGGACTCTCAAAACTAATAAACGTAACCCGCGAGTTTGAAGTCCTGAATGCACAGTTAGTAACCGCAACAGGGTCCGCGGAGAACGCTGCGACTGCCATGCAGGCCATTCAGGACTTCGCTTCTAATACCCCATATGATCTCCAACAGGTTACAACAGCTTTCACAAAGCTTGTTAACTTAGGCTTAACACCGTCTGAACGTGCGCTAACTTCTTACGGCGATACAGCTTCCGCAATGGGTAAAGACCTCGACCAATTAATTGAGGCGGTTGCGGATGCTGCTACAGGGGAATTCGAACGACTTAAAGAGTTTGGTATACGTGCCAGTTCTGAGGGTGAAAACGTATCGTTTACGTTTAGGGGTATAACCACAACCGTTAAGAAAGAAGCGGGTGCAATTGAAGAATACCTCACCCAACTCGGCGAAAATAATTTTGCTGGTGCAATGGCTGAGCGTATGCAGACACTTGACGGTGCGCTGTCCAACCTTGGGGATCAGTGGGATTTAGTTTTCAAGAACATTTCCGAACAGGGGATTGGTGAAGCTGCAACGGATGGTATTCGTGAGGCAATAAGCGCTCTTGAGGATTTTAATGCTTATTTAGCGTCAGGTGAATTCGAGATTCGCATGGGTGCTATAAAGCAATTGTTCCGCGGATTGGGTGAAGATGCAGATGAAGGGTTAAACCAAGTAACCGAACTGTTTGGGGAAAGCGCGTCAGATTGGCTTGAAGCAATAAATGACTTTGCTAGGGACTACACCCGTATGTGGGCGTTCCTACCTGTTAACGCCAGGGCGTACATCGGATCGGCAGCTGAATACATCCGTTATTTTGTGGAGCAGGCTAAAATTATAGCTCCACAAATGGTTGACGAATTCGTTCTTGCGTATAAGGAAATTTACGAAACTGCTTTGGTGTATGGTAAAGCCGCTGCAGACGCAATCAACCCGTTCAGTGACGGCAGCTTTGACCTTGAAACTGAACTGGCTAAAGCAACGGCAAGCATTACCAGCCAGCAAGAAGAACTTAAAAAGTCAAACCAAGAACGCTCAACAGCATTGCAAGAAACTCGGGACGCTAACATTAAAGCTATATTTGATGAGCGCGACGCAGATATTGCAGCATTTGACGCACGTATTGAAGCCGCTGAGGTTGCGCGTAAGTCATATGAAGCAGCACAAAAGGCTCGCTCTCAAGCAGGCGGTGACCGCTTAGAGGGTTTTGGTGTTGGTGCTGACACAAGCGACGAAGATTCTAAGCCTAGCACAGGTACTGAAAAGGAATTTGAAAAGCTTATAAAAGGTCTGCAAACGGAAGAAGAAAGCATTGCTGAAAGCTACCGCAGACGCAGACAAATAATCCTTGATAATACCGAAGAGAATGCCCGTGCTCGTGCTGACCTCCTTGAAAAGCTAAACGAACAACTACGCGAAGACACTTTGGTCAACGACGGGGTTACGGATTACGATTCCCAGCTTAACGCGCTTAATGAGTTCTATGAGCGTCGCAAGGAAATGATTCTTGAGCTTACAGAGCTTACTGAAGAAGAGCGGACTGAACTTGAGGAAGAATTAGAAGCAGAGCGTCTTGCACGACTTGAGGAAATGGAACTAGCACGTCAGGCGGTAATTCTTAAGGGTACGTCGGACATACTTGGTTCCGCTGCAGAACTTACCAAAACGTTCGCCGGTGAGCAATCGGGTGTATATAAAGCTCTGTTTGCAGCTTCGAAAGCGTTTGCGGTAGCTGAGTCCATAGTTAAAATAACGCAAGGTATCGCGAGTGCAGCCGCTTTACCTTTCCCCGCTAACTTACCCGCCATGGCTACGGTTGCAGCGAGCACAATGGGGCTGGTAAGCACTATTCAGGGTACACAACTTAACTTTGCAGGAGCATACGACGAAGGGGGTAACATTCCTCTGGGTTCTTATGGTATTGTTGGGGAATACGGGCCTGAAATTGTTAAAGGGCCTGCAAACGTAACCAGCAGAGAAGACACGATGAAAATGCTCCAGTCCGCAAATGAACCACGCGCTAATGCGGTGCAAAACTATTACAATAACTTTGCTCCAACTATACAAGCGGACCGGAACGGTTTTGTTCGCCCTGAGTCCATTAAACAGGTTGAGGCAGCGGCTTTCCGCGGGTATCAGCGAGCTCACAGGAGTGTAGCGTAATGTTTATCGAGGAACGTTTTCCAACAGCTATCAGCTATGGTTCTGCTGGCGGTCCAACTTATAACACCACAATTGTTGACGGTTTATCTGGTGTTAAGTCAAAGAATATCAACTGGCAATACCCTCTGCATAAGTATGACGCGGTATACGGTATTAAAACTATCGACGAAATGTACCAGCTTCTGGAGTTCTTCCATATTGCTCAGGGGAGAGCGCATGTGTTTCGCTATAAGGATTGGGCGGATTACAACAGCGTAATTCCTGGACACGCAACTTCAGCGTTTGATCAGCTTATAGGGGTTGGCGATGGTAGCAACAGGAACTTCCAGATTGTAAAGCAGTATGGAGTCGGGTCGTACACAAAAAGCAGGATTATAACTAAACCCGTTTCAGGAACTTTAAAAGTGTCTGTTAACGGGTCAGTTACGAGCGCCTATACTGTCAACGACATGGGTGTTATTACGTTTACCTCTGCTCCCGCAAATGGTGTCGATGTGCGTTGTGGTTATGAATTTGATATTCCCGCAGCATTTGACACAGACTCGCTGTCCAGTTCCTATGAGCAATACCAGAACTTAAGCTGTACTGTACCAATTGTGGAAGAGCGCATATGAGGAAGGTAGACGCCGCTTTAGAAACTCATCTTGCTCTCAGTGTTCGCACAATGGCAGCGTGTTGGCTAATTGAAATGGTTGACGGAACGTATGAAGCATACACAAGCCACGACACTGATTTAACTTTTGGAGGGTACACTTTTGTCAGACGTGGTGTATCCCAAACAAACACATCCAGCAAAATGGAAATTGAAACCGATAACCTTGAGTTACACGGTATCATTGACCCTCTGGCAAGCTTTGCAACAGTTAACTCCCGCAAGTATGACGACGCTCGAGTTAAAGTATTTGAAGTTGACTATACAAATCTTCCCGATCAAATTACTACCAGTTCTGTTCTATGGATTAAAATTGGAGTTATTGGGGACGCTTTCTACGAGCGCGGAAAATGGGTTATGGAAGCAAGGGGTTTCAAGCAGCTTCTTAAACAGACAACGGGCAACAAAACAAGCAGACTTTGCCGAGCTGAGTTTGGCGACGAAAACTGCCGAGCCGACCTTACTCTTTATAGCCATGCAGGCGTCGTAACTGCCTACAGTGGTAAAACCTTAGTAACCGACATAACCGCTATGGAAGCAAATGCAGCCAAACAGGGTAAAGTTACCTTTACAGCAAACGACGTGGCGTATGACATTGTTTCCTCAACTGGTGGTTCAATTAACCTAATTGAAGACGTTGACTTCGACCCTGTAGGTATGAGTGTCCTAGTGGTGCAGGGTTGCAACAAATGGCTTGACGATTGCGAAAAGTACACCAACGCTGTGAACTATTATGGAGAGCCTTATGTCCCAACCGAAGACGAATGGGCCGCTGGTTATTTCTCAACAATCATTGGTTAATACTGCTCGCAAGTTTATCGATGTTCCCTACCACCATCAGGGAAGAAATTCGGAATACGGTTTAGACTGTGTTGGGTACATACTTGCCGTGTATGGTGAGTATGGTTGCGACTTTTCTTTACCTATGGGCTACACCCGAACACCTCGACCCAAGCAGCTAATTGAAAATCTGGAACGGTACTGCAACAAAGTAACCGAAGCGCGTGTAGGTGATATTGTGGTTATGTGCCCCCGTAAACTGCCCCAACACCTTGCCCTTTATGTTGGTAACGGGTACATTATTCACAGCTACTCAAGTATTGGTGCAGTTAAGGAGCACCGCCTTGATAATAACTACAATGTTCACTCTTTATATAGGCTGAAACCAGATGTCATTTCTATCACCGACGATTAGATTACCAAACCAAGAGGGGAGTCGTTTAGACGATTTAAACCCCTCCCCCATTGGTTACGGAAATCCTATTACCCGCATATGGGGAACAAAGCGTGTAACCACAAAGGCACTGGATCAGTTTCCTATTGTAGAAACTACTCACGTTGAGCAAGTTCGGTCAGGCGGTAAAGGTGGTGGCTCAACTACCTACAACAATACGACATACACATACTCTGCGACATTTGCAGTATTAATCTGTGACAAACCAATTGCCGGTGTACGCCGTATTTGGATGAACGGTAAACTGTTCTTTGAGGATACCCCGTATCAGTCGGGTGACGTACTAAACGCCAACCGAGTCGCTCGAAATAAATTCAATATTTACTATGGTTCACAAGACCAAGACCCCGACCCTGTTTTACAAGCTGTTAGGGGTGACCGGTGTCCTGCTTACAGAGGGAGATCCTACATTGTTTTCAAAGATATTGAGTTGGCGGAAGCGGGGAACAGAATCCCTTCGGTGGATGTGGAAGTTATTGAATACGGTGTCGGTGAAAATGGTCTTAAGCCACCTTACCCTTTTGATACTCCTCTATCTCGTATTGTTGGTGATTTGTGCCTTAGTAGTGGGTTCAAAACTGAAGAATTCGATGTAACCCAATTAACGCAAAAAGTGAAGGGGTTTAGTGTTGAGGGGGTTACTAAAGCGTCCGAAGTTATTTTGGACCTTATGGAGCTGTTTCATTTCTATCCGGTTGACGATGGTGAGAAGCTGGTGTTCCAGCAGCAACCAACGCCAATCTACCGAAAGGAACACAACACAAACTGTCTAATAAACGAAGACGGTTACATTTCCAACGCTTATCATTCAACACTAGGTCGTCAGGGTTACTTCCCCGCTGAAGCTGGTACAAGTGAGGGCCAGTTCATTATGTTACGCGCCGCAATTATGGCGTATAACGAAACGGGTGATCAGCGGTGGCGCGACCTTGTGGACGTGCTTGTACGCCCATTGGACAAAATGTACAACCAACCAATTCCAGCCACTACAGATACCCTGTACGTTCCGCACTGGCTGTTTGTGGTCAAGAATGCTGTAACCGCACAAAGCAACACGTTAAACTATACCCTTAAAATGACGCTTAATGGTCTGGATGAGTATAGAGGTTTTATACCAAACGGCTATCCAGGATACGCGGACCGAATTGTAAGCATTGTCAACGCCTATCCAAACGATGGAACGTTTACTTCGTGGGATAATCCGTTTGCAGGTTTGATCGGACACGATGGTTACGGCGCTCCATTACGTACAGGTCCAGGAATTGTGGACGGGCAGAACGGAACTTGGATTTATTACCCAAGCAACGGCAACGGTCAAATAAATATCGAAATGAACCTTATCGTTATATACGATTTTGGCCGCTGGTTAGAAATAAGCGAAAACATGGAAGCCTGGCCCCATTGGCGACCTATGGAGCAGGGTGAGCTTGCATGTGCTGTTGATACTCTACCGTGGGCTTTAGAGTGCTATGAGCTACTCGAAACACTTACAGGTGACGCTAAGTGGACGGCTGCTAAGGAAACCACAAAGAACACAATTGACACCGTATTTGATGTGGATGATGGGCGTAACTGGATTGCCAAAACTGCGGGCAGCCCTTTCAACACGCCTGGAACTTATATTTCATCCTCACGTGCTGGTTTCAGCGAAGCTAACGTTATTCGCAACAGCGATTTGACGTTAGATATTGTGTATCCTGAAGGTAGCGGTGAAGCGCAATTTGGTCGGGGTATAACTGATTTCATGCGGGCTAGTGATACGCACATTTCTGTGACGTATACGTGGACGAAAACGATGCAGAGCGTTGTTGCGCCTACAGCTGACGAAATGTCAACTTATGTCGCTAACGTGCAAGAGAACTTTATTAAGATCTTTTTGCAGTCAGGAAACAATGTTTCTACTGCAACCCGTTATTTTTATATGTTAAACCAGAACGACGGCGTTAAGGACATTCCCTTAAGCAGTTTTAAACCGCTGAAAATGGAAGCAAGTGGGATGTGGATACCGGACGAAAGCGCCCCGGCTTTGGGTGCTTCGGTGACAATTGACGTTGTCGGCTTAATTTATGACGGTACTACGGCAGCGGAACTAAAACTTGAGCGTTATCGCCCAACACCTGAAATACAGTTACCGTATACTCCAGGCGCATCTCCTTTTACTGCGAACACTTTGAGCGGTACATTAATTGACTGGCGGGGTGCCCCAGGCGTTGGTTATCAGGACGCTATGACTTGGGTTAACCACAACCAACCCGCCAAGCTTGCAAAGATGCTTGATTTTATTGAGGACAGTCAAGACGAATTTGAAAGCCGTTACGGGTCGCGTGGACCGTTTATCCCTGCTTACGTATGGGATCGCTTTGACAGGCAAGCAACTGGAGCAGCGAACAATACTTGGACGTTCGATTGGGTTGACCCTAATAGTGAATGGATCGGGTATACCGCTAGGACTGTCAATGGGTGTGCAATGGCAGGTTATAAAGCGAGCAGCAACCGAGCTTCAGCCATTGCTAGTGATTTCATTAACTGGCTTAACAGTGTATGGACAGACCACAATAAATTCATCGTTACTAACCTTCCGGAAACAATTCGAGCTATAGGAAGAAGCGAGGATGTAGAAGTTGACGAAGTTGTTACGGTTTATAACGGATATGTTTATCAGTGTAGAACGGCAGGGACTACAAACGGGAACGCCCCTACCTACCCGCAGACCCTGTACGCCACCGTAAACGACGGTACAGCCGTTTTTGAGTGTGTGGGGTACTCTTACGGCACTGTACCCGCTTATGGCTCGTACGACGAACCACACGCGGCATCCTTGTTCCTTAGGGGCGCAGCATACCTTCACAAATCAGGTTACGAAACAACCAACTCGCTTGCTATCGTGCAGCGATGCTGGAACTACCTTGAACGTTTGTGGTCAAACAGTTACGGTGAGGTTGATAATACATGGTCTCACAACAGCGCGGCGGGTGAATGGTTTGGCTTCTGGTCTGGTGAAATTGTAACAACCTTAAGCCTACTGCTTGGTGAGCTGGATTCCGTTCGTTCCGCTGCTGGTATTAGTGCTGCAACTATAAACAGTCGGCTGTCGGATCACATGGGCTGGATTAGCGATAAAGTACGTGTTGTTGAAGTGCCTAATTTGCTCGAGCAGCTTACAGACGGCGACATGGACGTTACCCGTATTAAAGAAAGTGAGTTACCCCGAAAGGTGGAATTGACATTTGTATCGAATAACCGCAATGGTGACACTGATACACGCGCTATCGAAAGACGCTCAGCTCGCTCAGTTGAAAAGGAAGATATCACAACTGACTTGGTTCTCACAGGTGACGAAGCTCTTAAGATAATTTATGTTTACCTGTCAGCGCGTTGGATGCAGCGCATCGAATGGGAAATGGAATTAATGACTACCCGTATTCAGCCTGGCGATGTTAGGGAATACGAGGTTGACGGGGTAATACACCAAATGCAGTTCACTGACGTGGATATTCGTGCGGATGGTTACTCCAAAGTTAAAGCTCTCAAGTACGACCCTTCGGTGTGGACTTTATCAGCAATGTCCAGCGGAGACCCGATTACAAGCATTGGCATTGATTCACCGTCAAGTACTATCCCGCAGTTTTTGGATATACCGCTTATTGACAGCGAAAATGACGGTCTTGGATATTACACTTATGCAATTCCTACTAAAGCGACTTGGAATGGTGGGTATTTGCTTGCAAGTGAAAACGATACCACATACGCTGAGGAAGCAACCTACATTGGGCGCCCTCCATATGGTGTAGCGTCGACCGCTTTGCTAGGTAAAAAGCATGAGTTAATTGACACCGAAAGCCGTCTTACTGTATCAATGAGCCACGGTGAACTTGCAGCTATTACGGATGCAGATTTCTATTCTGGTGCTAACCTTGCGTTAATAGGTAACGAAATTATTAATTTCCGTGATGTGCAGATTATAAGTTCGGGGGTTTATGAGTTAAGCCACCTCCGCAGGGGTCTAAAAGGTACTCAGCGCGAAATGTACAGCCACGGTGAAGGTGAACGATTTGTTCTACTTACTAACGCACTGTCGGTCGCGTATATGCCTGAGTCAGCTATTGGAGTTAACCGTTACTATAAGGGACTGTCAATTGGGCAAACCGAGGACGATGTAGACGCTACCCAATACGCGATTCAGGGTATCAAAATGAAGCCACTTGAGCCATTACACCTTAAAGGACGCAAGCTGGCATCTGAGGTTGTGGTTACATGGATTCGTCAGACTCGGTATAGTGCAACTTGGCGGGACAACGCTGACGCACCATTAGGAGAAAATAGTGAGCTGTATAATCTCTATTTGCTGGATGCACCTTCTGGTAATGTGCTTTATTCATACACAACTGATAGCCCCCAATTTACTGCTGAGCGTACTTTAATAGATAGCTTGTACGGTTCACCAACAGCGCAGATACATGTACGTGTTTGTCAGGTAAGTGATATTGTGGGTGATGGATATTATTCGGAGATAACAATATGACCACAGTAAGATTGGAATTGCCTGAGCTTGCAGATTCGCAGGCGGGTAAATATTTAACACACAACGAAGCACTTAAGAAGCTTGACCTATTTGTTAACGGTTCACTAATTAGCCGAACCGTGCAAACACCTCCAGGCAGCCCCTACGACGGAATGGCGTATTACGTACCAACCGGCGCCACTGGGGATTGGAGTTCTAACGTGGGTTCACTTGCCCATCGCTATAACGGTCAATGGGATTTCTATCCTGTACCGGTGGATCAGAAGTTCTTTATTAACGACGAGGGCGTGAATACACGTTGGAACGGTTCTTCGTTTAGCGATGAGGAATCTGGTGGCGGTGGTGGAGGTGGTGCTCAAGGGAAAGCCTATGTTGATGTAACCTCTGGGAACCAAACGCTTAACGCAACTCAGGCAAGCGTACCAGTAATTCAAATTGATGGAACTCCAGGCACAAGCCGAACCATAACGTTACCGGCGCTGGAACAAATGTGGGTTGTGGCCAACGATTCAAATGCGGGTTGTACCCTGCAGACAGGTTCAGGCGGTACAATATTTCTGGAAGCTGGATATCAGTATGTTATTTTTGGTGATGGGACTGGTATACGCGCAGCGGTTACAATTGCTCCCCAAGGTCTGAAAATGAATGGGGACTTAATTTTGCCTATTTATACAACTGCATCCGCTCCAGACCCAACGACTCGTTATATGGTGTGCATAGGGGTCACCGATGGTGATGGTGGTGACCCTTGCTTAGCTGTTAGTGATGGTGGTGCGTGGAAGCGTGTAGCACTCGGAGCAACTATTTCAGCGTCTTAGTGCATTCCCTTTGGTAGCGGTTTTGGAAATCCGGCCAGCCGCTATCCTTTTTTGTTTCAATCCATAAATTTACCATTTCACAATAGTGCTCACGCTCTGCTTTAATTTCCTTACGAACATAAGCTGTATCAAGATAGCTTGCATAAAGAAGTAATGCTCCGCCAATAACTGACATAATTAGAACCATTGTCTCACTTCTTTTATGCTCATTTCTACCGCGTCTTAAATTTAAGCGCATCCTAAAGTCCTCATTATTTTATCGCATTCCCTTTCATACCAATCGTAATCAACGTCATTAGGGAATTCATTTGTTAATTCCATTAACGGTTTAGCTCCAACACTCTTGGGAACCGTATTACCGTTTTTAGCGTAAACAATGGAGGTTTCTGTTTCGGTTGAGTAATACCACCGGATTGCTTTACCCAAATATTCATTATCAGCGTTCTCGTGTAGCTTAACGCCTCCACCACTTACGGTTCTTACTGTAACGAACTTTTGTATATCTTTGCAACTTCTAATTGTTTCGTGGATTGGTTTGTTATCAACAAGGTATGAAATAACAGCTTCAACACATATAAGGTTCTGAGGGTTCTTAGACAATCCAGGATCCGCAAACGCACCTTTAGTCTTAACGCGATCCCGAACCGATTGCCCCTCTTCCCATTCGTCTTTGTGGGTTACAGCAACGTAATTGTTAACGTCCCGGCTATACAACGCACTGTATCGAGTCTCTTCGGTGTTAAACCCTGTGTCAGCTTCCCACTGCTCAATAATGCCATTCATGCGCTCAACATCCCGCTTAAGTGGTTTAATAACAATACCGTCTGTGTTAGCACTAACAACTTGAATCCCTGCTAATTCCAAACGCTCAATTAACATAAGCAGACTTAGCTGACCTGTTATGGTGGTTTGAATTAGTAGGTCTGGTGAATACAACGTGGAATACTGACTGCCAAATTTACCAAACGACCCGTTGATAACGATTTTAAGGCTGTTTGCTGTACGCTTGTCACCTGACTTTTTAGCAGCAAGACGCTTTTCAACAATCTTGCGGTATGCAGTTAAAAACTCGCGCCCCAAATGGTGTGGAAATAACCCAAGCAATAGAATTATAAACGGGTAGTAAGATGTTACGTCGCGGTCAATTAGTGCGTAATGCTCATTGTCGTAATGAATAGCGGACTTTTCGGTACTGTGCAGACCTCCGATGCCCATCGTGTATACAGAATTGTTTATCTTAATTTGCAATTCTTTGATTTCAGGGGGCAGACCAATCTTACCGTGTTCGTTAACCACATATTGGGCGTTGGCGACTTGCTGTAAGACTCCCTGCATTAGCGGGGTGCTGTAGCGAATAAAGCTTGGGACCCTGTACCTATATACTGAGCCGGGCTCGATCTCTACCCTGTGGGCCCGTGTGCCGCTTATTTTCTGTATTTCACTCGCTAAAACAGCCTCCGCAATCTGCGCGTCCGACTTACTACGAAGATCCAGTCCATATTCCCCGCTTAACTCCTCACGTAAGGTTATGTCCGGACCGATTTCCTTAAGTAGGTCTTCTGTAGTTTGTAGGTCGTTAACACAGTAAAAGCGAACGATTGCAATCTGCTTGTCTGTTAAAGTTGCATCAGGCGGGAATGGTAGATCCTGCATCTTTTTGGAATGCATACGCCCGCCATAGATTTTCAAGCTTGCCATAAGCGGAGCCACTTCCATTATGTCAATGTGGTCACATTCAAGCTTCTTAACTTTATACCCTCGCAACACCCTCCATCCTGGCTCACGGTACTCGATAATTGCAGTGGTAGCGGTCTTCATTGCTTGAGTACTGCAACCCGCCAACGCCATTGCTGCTATGTGAATATCGTACCCGTTTGAGTTAAACCCGATGATTGTAAACTTAGCAAGCAGCCACTTAAGTTTAGGAATGTTTAATTCACCCAAACCCTCGCCCGTTTCAAAGTAAACAACCTTCTGCAGTTTTGGGGATTTGAACGCGATTAGGAAGTAATTAACATAACACTCGATATCAAACACAAGCTCATGCTTTCTGCCGGTGTTGTACCATTCATAACTAAGGTCGATAAGTTCAGCATCCGTGAACAGGGGTACGTCAAATTCTAGCGATTCCTTAAGGTAAGGGAGGTAATCTGCAGACAACCATGTTGGTTCAGGTGGGACAGCTTTTGGCTTACTTTTGGAATCCCTCGCAAGCTGGTACGCTTGCTCCATGCCAACTATAATGTCGTTAGGATCAGCACCCTTATCAATTAACCGCTTCTCAGCCCAGAATCCTGGATAAATTTGTAACCAACCTTCGTCTTGAAGTATTTCATGCTTTTTGGCTAACTTATCATTCTCGTTAGTCCAGAACATTCCAAACGAGTCACTTCTCATATTTTCATTCCTACAAGTGCTCCCCGCAACCTGTCCCCGTAGAATATGCAGGGCTTAGGGTAAAGGCTCCAGTCTATGCTTGTAGCGGTGTCTTTTAAAAGACTAAGTATGTGGAGCTGGTAAACCCCTTCCACAGTAAAGTTTTCGATTTCGTAGGACGCGCCTTCACCTTCGATAAGCGTTGTCTTAACTGCTCCCCCATTAAGGTAAACACGACCCAAGTCGTCCGTGAATGGTTTAACTACATCCAACCCCTCGAAGATACGGGTGTCCAGTGGTTCGGGGTTTGACGGTGCGCTAAGTATGCGCTCAATATCAGGCCAATCCAGATCAAGTAGGTTACTGCGAATCCATTTACCATCTGGGAAGTGAAACGATATACTTTTATCGGTGCATTGCATAGCAATAGGGGCTTCGTTAATGCGGAGTATTTCGTTAACAGCATTTCGGGGAATATTGATTTCAATGGGTATGTTAAAGCCCATCCAGTATTCAACCATGCTTACATTGTTGGTTGCATACGCACTTTGGCCCCGTAACAAAACCCCGTTCGACCACGGGCGGGACGCATCGGTGCTAATAAAGGGTTGAACCGTTTTAAGTGCTTTGAGAAGGGCATCCCCATTTATTTCTATTTCCTCCCCTTCAGGCACAACGTGCGCGGAAGCACTTTCGTCCGCTTCAAAGCAATCAATAAATGCTTTAAATGAACCCGACCGAATAGCCAGCCTGCCGGTTGTGGTTAAATGCATACTAACAGTCTCTTTGCAATTACTGATAGCTTTCACGAACGGGGCAGCTTTAGGAATACAGTCTATGTCCAGATCGATGGGACTTGATAGGGCAAGTGAGCCGTTATAACCCCGTATTGTTCCGTCTTCAATTTTAAAGTGTGCAAGCTCGGGAATAAACTGTTTTTTAGCTACTGCACCTTGAACGAATTTTAGTTCTTTAAGCATTAGAAAAGCTCCTGGATATCCGCTTTAAATTTATTAGGGTTATCGCGGTCCATTTGTTCGTTAATTTTACCAAAAGCCCACAGATTATAAACAGCGCGTGACTCGTATACTGTAGACAGACGTTCATAATTATACCCGTTGTCGTTAAACAGTTTAAGAACATGCTTTTTGTATTCAGGATTAAGGTTGCAGACATGCTGCTCAGGGTCGTGGCGCGATGGGGATTTGTCAGACACGTTTATGGGACCATACTCGGGCATAATAACAGAACCAAACGCAGCTGACTGGATCCAGGATGACGAGTCACAACTCCACCACGGATAACGCTCCATAAGCGGGATTGACGTAATACCGAAACCGTGAACTTTTATCCGAGGGTTTCCACTTCCGTCGGTAAGGTATCTGTCCCAAATACGATCAAGCCAGACCATAAGTTGCTTTGTACTACCACCAACCATGCCTCCCAGCGTGATGTATTCGTAGTTAGATACATACCATTCCAAATAGCGCTCGTCCTCACCGGCGTGGAAACACGGAAGGGGTCGAACGCCATGCGATTCCATCGCAAGCTGGTTTTCGTAAGTCTCTTGAGGGTCGCCAATACCATCCAATACGGAAGCCATTAGTATTCCATCGTCACGTCGAATTATATCGTCGTTGCGTTTAATGTATTCACAATACGTAGGAAGGTCAATATTAACGCCTAGTGTGTAAGCAGAGAACGCACCGGAGTCAAGAAATATCTTATCGCCGCTTTCACGTATAGCATCAACGAAAGATTGCTTATGAATATAGTGGTAGGATTCAAGTAAGTGAGGTAAGGTGTTGACCACAAGCTTCTCGCGGTCGTTTAGCTTTAAATACCGGTTGGTATGCTTATAGCCGTTCGAGTGAACGGCTGCCATATATACGTACATTAATTTCTCCAAATAGCGCACCTTTAAGATGCGCTATTATAAAATTAATTTCTTGCTAATTCTAGAAATTCATTGCGAGTTTCGCTTTCCGTTTTAATAACACCTCGCAACGCTGTTGTCACTGTATGGTGTCCCTGCTGGCAGATACCACGTGACTCCATACACATATGACGCGCCTTAATCATTACGCCAACACCGAGCGGTTGCAAGTGCGTTTCAATAGCGTCTGCAATTTGGGATGTCAGGCGCTCCTGTACCTGCAAACGTCTTGCAAAAGCATCCGCCACACGGCTTAATTTCGACAGCCCAACGATCTTTTTATTCGGGATGTACGCAATAGTACAGGTTCCGAAAATGTCAGCTAAGTGATGCTCACACTTACTGTAGATCGGAATATCTTTAACGACAACCATCTGGTCATATTTTTCGCCGCCGTCTTCGAACACCTTAAGTAGTTTCCCGATGTCCTGGGAATACCCGCTGCACCAATGTTGCCAAGCTTTACGAACACGCGCTGGAGTTTCAAGCAACCCCTCGCGGTCGCTGTTCTCCCCCACAAAATCCAGAATTTCTTTAACGCTGGTTTCAACCGTTTCTATCTGCAATTCCAATTGTAATTGTTTTTGTTCTTCTGACATTTTACACCTCGTAAATGGCGCTGTTTGCACCGTGTTCCATTACTTCTACCGACCGTAAAGCTACCCGAGGAAAGTGGTTGTTTACCTGCAACCATCGAGTGACAAAACCGTGAATTAAAATTGCAAATTGCTCACAACCGACAGCTTCAACTTTTACCATATCAATAGTTCCACGTAGATCTAATTGCTCAAGTATATCCATATCGGGGTCATCATACGCAACGAGTGTTTTGTGGTCAAAATGGTTCTTAAGGAACTCTTTAACTTCGTCGAGAGCACCAAAATCCATAACCCAATTACGCTCATCCAACTCCACAGCTTCAAACAGCAATCGAACAGCAATTGCGTAACCGTGAAGTTTGCTGCAATGGGAGTGAGTTGCTCGCCATTGACGGAATGCACAACTTAACCCCAAGTTGTGCCCAAATGTTTTAGTTGATTTATGCATTACTATTCCTCGTATTGGATAACTTCTTCTTTACCGTTAATTTTAAATGCAGTTTTACGCATAAAGCACGGACCGCACTTGCCACAATGTAAGTTACCATTCTTATAGCAGCTCCATGTTAAATCCATGGGAGCGCCAACTGTATGGCCCAGAGCAACGATTTCGTGTTTCATTAAGTTACCAACGGGCATAATTATTTCAACACGCTTACCATCGCCTACAGCGTAAGGCATAACTTTATTCATACGCTTAATGAATTCGGGCTCATTGTCAGGGTACGCTCCAGCTTCTTCCAAGTTATTACCGAGCACAATATAATCAAAACCGTTTGCTTCAGCGTAACTGGTGGCGATTGCAAGCATGACAAGATTACGAGCGGGAACCCATTCATGGGCGTATTCAGCACCCTCTTCACCGCCTGCAATAGTAGCGTCAGAATCGAATAGGTGTGAGCTACCTTTATCATAAATGTTAAGCGGGAAAAGCTTGAAAGGTACGTTCAAGCGTTCTGCAATTTTTTCAATCGCTTCAACCTCATGGGTTTCAGCCCTACACCCGTACTGAAAGTGTATCAGCTTAACGTCCATCCCGTCGTTAATACATTTGGAAGCTGCAACAGTACTGTCTAGGCCGCCACTGGCTATCACTAAAGCTCGTTTTCGAGGTTTATTTACAAAGTACGGGTCAAGACGCTCAACACTGCTAAGACCAGCCATATCGAATTCTGCTGTGCTGTAAGGCGGTAGGGATTTAACATTTTCGTCAGACGGTAAGTAGTCTTCCGAGCTTGCAAAAAACGTATTACAGTCGTTGTCGGTGCTATACCATATGGGACGATAGTTTGTGGCCACGAACATTGATTGCGCCATACCTGCATGGCTACCAATAATCCCATAGCTACCGACTAATTTTCTGATTGCTGATTTAAACACTTCGAACACTTTAAAGGGTTTCATTGTGAGTTCCTCTTGTGCTAGTATTTCAGGTATTGCAGCACTGTCAATAGATGTCGGTATTTCGTTAGTGCGCAGTTCCGCATCGTTAGCAATAGTCCCGTTATGCACAACCGCCCAGTTCTGGCATTTGTAGGGTTGCTGGTCTTCGGGCATCTTTTCCATTACGTATTCGGTAGTCGGTTCAGCTCGTACGTTACCGATAATTTTAATATCGAACACTCGAACATGTTCGGGAAGCATAAGTATCGGATTTTCCCATTCACTAAACTGTCCGGCATGTCTGTGGATTAAAGCTTCTTTTTGATTACCTACACGGTACGTTAAAAGCCAACCATAACCGTCCCGACCGCGTTCTGTGGAACTTTTAATAAGCTTATTTATTTGAGCGGCTAAACGAGCACGGTGTCCCGAATCTTTTATGATGGGTATAATAGCCCCGAATACTGAGCACATTACTCAACTCCTATATATTTGTGAGTTTGCAGTTGTAAAATATAACCAAATTGAATGCAGCTTTTAACGACAGCTTCAATATTAGCTTTATTCAATTCAACATCTTTTTCGTCCATGGGCTGGAGGTAAATATCCCCTTCAAAATCTTCAGGTGGACGTGCAACAATTGTTTCGTCAGAACCATTATCCAAAGCTTGTGTTGGTAAACCATCGTAGTGAATACAATTGCGCTTTAGAACGTACTTGAAGCAATCAGCCCGATCTGCAGTTTCTTTATTGATTCGTGCGGTTTTAGGACTGCATACAACCGTTACACCATCCGGAAAACCTGGAGGCGGTCTCAGCGAACCATTGGTTTCAATTTGCACGTCATAACCCTCTTCAACAAGTGCTTGGCACAGAAGAGTTATATTCTGCCTAAAGGGTTCGCCACCAGTTATAACCACAAGCGCATTCTTCACGCCGGGCATAGCTCGCGTGTGGCAATACATTATACCTTTAACGACTTGGTTGGTGTGCATGGTTTCCCTGCTGGAAGTGTAATCGGTATCACATCCAGGACATTGTAAATTACATCCTGCTAAGCGAACGAATATTGCAGGGCAACCGGAAAACGGACCTTCCCCTTGGATGGTTGGAAAGATGCTATGAACTTCAAGTTTGGATCTGTCGGTGAGGATTTGCTTTTCAGCGGGTTGTTGATTTAACATTGTATCTCCGATAAGTAGCCATAGGGCGGGGTTGCGGAGCTGGTGAAGCAGCCCCGCTTAAATTAACAGGGCTGCACCATGTAAGCTAGATTAATGCTTACTTTGCAGGGGCTTCTTCAGCTTTTGCAGCTTTAGCCTGCTTCGCTTCAGCTTTTGCAGCTTTAGCCTTTTCAGCAGCTTCTTCAGCTGCAATTTCTTCCGGAGTTTTTGGTGCGGTAATGCGACCAGTTACACCGTTGAATTTGCGCCAGCGAGCGTATTCAGCTTTGATGTTACCAGTGTTCAGGCCCTGGGCTTCACCGCGCTCAAGTACCAGTGACACAGGTGCGGGCTGACCAAGTTCAGAACTTACTTCATCAGCAATGGTCCAGACTTTACCACACAGAGTTTCTGGTTTAGGACGGCGGATACCGTTCTGCTCGGGCATACGATCGGCTTCACGCTTAGCAGCTTTTTCTGCCTTTTCCGCTTCGCGTTTAGCTTTAGCTTCTTCACGCTCTTTAGCTTTAGCCAGCTTCGCTTCTTCACGCTCCGCTTTTTTGGTTTCACGCTCAACAACCTTTTCTTCCTTTTCAACTGCTTTCACAGCGTCTTTGTGAGTTTTGGTTGCAACTTTAACTTCGGCTTTCTTCGCTTTAACAGCTTCTTTGTCCACTTCGCCTTCAGCAGGCTTTTCCAGGCGTTCCAACTCAACGTTCAGGTTGTTCAGACCTGCTTCAGCTTCTACAACAGCTTCACGTAAAGATTCCAGTTTACTTGTGTCGACGGACACTACTTTTGCTTCAGTCATAATATTTCCTCGTTAAATTTTCCGCGTTCGGGCGGGGGAATGTAAAATTAGCAGTATTGGGAACCGAATGCAACTTTAAAATGGCGCTCTTATCTTATGCCAGTTGCCCAGCTCCGAGCTTGCACTAGTACGCTTTATACCTTCCTCGGTTTCCAATTTGTCCATTACCGCTTTGCGAATTTTAAGCACTTCACCCTTCTCAGTAGGTTTTCCAGCAGCTTCCCACATACTATCCGCAACTGACCATATGATTATCTTCGCTGTGCCGCGACGTGGGCTCCCTTCGCTACTTGTGGTTATAGGTTGTACCCGCTTAGCTACTTTTCGCGGTACAGCCGCATATAGTTCGCGGTTATACTTTCCGCTAACAGCATCTTTAACTATTGCTTCGTGATGCTCAATTACTGGTTTGAAAAGATCTGGGGCTATTGCTGGCTTAAACGCGCCATGACAATATATAAACTCCCCGTCGTTCTTTTCGGCATAAAAGGATTGCCGTTCCGTTTCTGCTTCGACCATAGGACTGACAGGAACCTCACCGATCGTTTTAAACAGAACGGCAATCAAAGAAGTGTTAGGCACGTTATCAGCTAATTCAACCCCTGTAAGATTTTTATAAAGCATTCTTAACTCAAGGTGAGTAAACGATTTTAAAAACGTTGCATCGTGACAGGGAACAACCCAAGACGCGGAATCCTTGCATTCAATCTGAGCTACATTACACAGACTAAAAATATTTTCGTTTTTATGCAAAACTCGCAAGGTATCTAAATTAATTAAAACGTACATAACTTTCTCCTGTGCGGGCGTTACCCCGCAATCAGTGGAAGACCTCAGTCTTATTTACGACCTACAAAACCCATGAACTTACGCCATTGGTACATCTCAATAACCGCATTGTTAGCGTTAAGACCCTTGTGAGCCGCTTCTTCTTTAATTACGGAAGGAACTGGAATGATACCGGTATCATTGTAAATTGCATCACACAGATCCCATACTGCACGACACTTGCCACCAACTGAAGGACGTTTAATACCGTTACGCTCTTCGCGGTCTTTTTCAATTTTAAGACCTTTACCCGCAGTTTTTACTTCTTCTACTTTTGCAGGTTGTTTAACTTCAACTTCGCGTGTACCTTCAACATCGCTTGGGATCTCTTCCATTGCTTTGTACTCAGCAACAACTTCAGCGTTAAACGCTTCGTTTTTAGCATCGTTGCTTTCTGCAGTTTCGTGGAACATCCAGCGACCTTCTGCATTTTCCACCAGTTCAAACTGATTGTCATTTTCAAATACTTTACGGGCTGCGCGACGTGCGTTTGGTTTATTAGAGTAAGTTTTCATTTTAAGTACCTGTCAGTTAGTGTTTCATGTGTTGCGGTATTGCTGCACATGAAACACATTATAGGCAATATCTGAGTAGACGCAAGTACTTTTTAAAAATAAATCCAAAATAATTTAGAAAGGTATGTCATCCTCAAAGTCTTCGAACTTTAACTCTTTGAAATGGCTTACATTTTTAATCTTTTCCGTTTTTTCAGAAACTGCTTTGGGCCTGCTTTGTACGGCTTCTTCCTTACCAAAATGCGTCCCGTCGAAGCAATGCGCCAGTATATCGGGGTAACGTTTGTTTACCCACACTCGGATGCTAGTAGCAACACCCATCTTTTCAATCGCGCTTAAAACCTCGTCGCAATCTTTGGGCGGATAACCCTCACCACCTCGAAGCCTCCACCAGTCACAAGCGCGTTTCCAAGCGTACCCCTCGTGTTCAACACATAACAACTCGGTATACTTACTTAAGCCGCAATGGTAGCTAACAAGGACATAAGGAGGGTTGTTCCCTTTCTGCTGCTTACTGTAGGTAATGTGGTCAACCTTATACTCCTCAACAACGGGCATATCACTTTTAATAAGTGCATCGGTTCCAGAACCCTGTTTTAGCTTTGTCATGAAGGTAAACTGATAACCACAGTATGGGCATTCGCGCACGGATGCATGAACGTAGCACTTACACTTATCGTTCTCACATTCCTTGTACGGTGCTTCACCACCTTTCATTCCTGGCTTAGGGGGTACAACAGGGTCATTAATGGGGCCAAGGCGTTTGGTGTTACCTGCAAAGTCAAGAACTAGGCAGTTAGTTACACCGCTTGCCTGTATTGCTGCCAAACGCCCTTCAGCGGTTTCCAAGTCGAAACCAGGCGCATATACCGGTCGAGTTCCACGTCCTAGCATCTGCACCCAAAGACCAGGCGAGCCACTTGGGCGTAGACCCAATATAAGATCGATATAACTGTGGTCGAAACCTGTGGTGAGTATGTTACCGTTCACCAGCGCTCGGTATTTACCAGCTTTGAAATCCTCAATGTTGGTGTCCCGCTGCTTGTCAGTCATGGGGAAGCGTTTGGTATTACTGTGAACTAGGGTTGCTGGAATACCCAAGTGGTTGAGCATCTCGCACGTATGGACAGTATGTTCAATACCCGTAGTAAAAACCAACCAACAATTCCGATCGAACCCAACTTCTCGGGCTTCCATTATTGCCCGCTCAGTTAACTCGTCACGGTCAACAGCATTCTGCAATTGCGAGGGAATGAACTCGCCCCCGCGCTTACTTACCCCATCAAGGTCAAACTGGAAGTCTGCTTTCTTGGGTATAAGGGGTAACAAATACCCCTCGTTAATAAGCATGTTGAAGTTTGCTGTGGAACTAAGGTCGTAACAGATATCATCGAATATACCACCTTCTTCGATGATGTAACCCATACCAAGGCGAAACGGGGTAGCAGTAAGCCCTATCACTTTAAGGTATGGGTTCTCTTCCATAAGATGGTCTATCAGCTTCCGATACATAGTAGTATCTGATGGGCTTACAAGATGTGCTTCGTCTATTAAGAGAAGGTCTATTTTGCCGAGAACTTGCGGGTTTTTATAAACCGATGCAATTCCGCAGAAGGTTACAGGTGAATACAAATCTTTTCTGTTAAGCCCTGAACTGTAAATCCCCGCTGGTGCGTTGGGCCAGTACTGCAATAACTTTTCGTAATCCTGCTCAACCAGTTCTTTGACGTGCGTTGCAATTGCGATTCGCTGTGTACCATACGCACGGAGGACTGACTCAATAAACCCTGCAATAACTAAGCTTTTACCAGTACCCGTAGGCATAACAACCAAGGGGTTTCCGTCCTTCTTAGCAAAGTAGTTCCAAACTGAGTCAATTGCTTTACTTTGGTAAGGTCTTAATTTCATGCGCCTGGATCCACCCAAGGTGAACCGGTCCATGGAGAACCGTATACTTCGTCAGTATTATGTAAGTAGCTTCTATCCCGTATATTCCTGTCCTGTGGTCTTGGTGCGGGTACTTCACCCAAGTATTCACATTCGCGGCATACTTCAACACACGCCATTAGCATAGTAAGTTCCTCGTCAAGACCTTCAAGCTCTTTATGCATTTTGTGAACTTTATTTTCCATTATGGTCATAAAGAGCTCACTTGCTTTAGTGTTGTCTTTTAAATACGTAAACTTAACAACCTTTCGCTTAAGTTCGTCTATAGCCATATTAAGTGAACGTTCTTTTGCAGCAAACGCTTCAACCATATCCGGAAAATAATTTCGCTTGGCAAAACTGTGAACCTCCATGACATTAAAAAGGTTTTGCGCTACAAGTTGAGTCGCTATTTCCATTTTCGTTGGGCCTGTGTTACTTTCAACCTCACCCGTTTCGTCGTACCGCTTACGCTTTTCCGGATCTCGTAGAACTAAATAGGCAGCATTAATGCGATTAAAGTCCTCACTGTTACCACCTTTATCGGGATGGTTTTTAAGGCTACGTGACTTGAATGCCTTTTTTATTTCTTGAGGGGTAGCATCTTCGGTGACACCTAAATCTTCATATAAACTCATTAGAACGCTCTCTTATAGTTTTCGCATCCTGCATATTGTTCGTCTTTGCTAAGAATGCGGTTGTTATAGTCAAAGTTGCAACCCCAAGTTCCATCCTTGTTAACTTTGGAACTTTTACAGGTTCTGCAATTTCGTTCGGGTGCTTTATTCAGGTGACAGACCGGTCTGTGGTCACACCATTTACACTTCCACCAAGAACTTGATTCATTAATCTTACGTGGAGGGTGATCCATAAAGACTAACGTAACACCTCTGTTAATATACTCGTCTGCAATGGAAGGTTCAAGATAAACTAGCTCCATATGTAAGGCGTCATCGTTCTTGTTGACAGCAACATACAACGCAACAGCCAAGCCCATCTTTCTCATGTAAACCTGCATCTGAACAAAGTGTTCAAACTTGGAACTTCTTACACCTTCTGCAGTAAGCTTTTTAAAGGACTTGTCATTGTGTGTTTTCATTTCACACAAAGCAGGTTGCCCAGGCTCAAGATCTGGAAGGTTAACCACAACACCATCACCGCTTCCGCCGAAATGCCCTCCAGCGTCACTTATGCGGAATTGGTTCCCGTTTTCGTCCTGTTGGTAAACCTGACAACCGATCATTAAAAGAAGTGCTACAAAGCGACCTTCCTCAAGATGCCCCCTGTTAAATAAGCGAAGCTGGCGCCCGCCAAACTTGGGAGCAGTGGTCCAATGGAACCCGTACCAAATAGCTCGACCACAGTCACCACCAATAAGTGACGCACCCATATGAGTTCTGAACGGCATATCGTTTTCTTGATATGCATCGCCTATATGTGGCAAAACTAATCCAGAATACTTGCGGAAACTGTTACCCTGATCAGCTTCCATAACCTCTTCAATTTTAGCCAGGGTCTTACTTGCGTATGTAATATGAGACATTTTCGCTCCGGTTAAAAAAGCCCGCATAAACGCGGGCTTTGCTTAGGTCGTGGAAATGTTGCTTATTGACCGCGCTGCCAAGGTGGAATTCCATCCTGCGCCGGTGCTTGCTGCTGCTGTGGAGGCTGCTGTGTCTGCGTGTTAGCGCCTGGAGCTGCTTCCTGTTGTGTAGGTTGCTGCCACTGCTGTTGCTGTGGAGGTTGTTGCTCCGTTTGTGGCGGTTGTTGCTGCGCTACCTGCTGTCCCTGTGCCCAAGGCTGCTCGCTTTGCGGTTGCTGCCACTGCTGTTGGGGCTGCTGTTGCGTTTGCGGTGCCGGCTGCTGTACTGGTGCCTGCTGTTGCGTCGGTTGCTGTGCTGGTTGCTGTGTTGTTTGCTGGTTAGCCCAGGCAGGTTGCCCACCGTTATTCTGGCCAGTAGCACCCGCAGAACCAAAACCCGCAGGAGTACCACCAGCCTGCTCAGTACCACCAACATTTTCGTTGATGTTTTTGTAGCTGGTAACATCGTTACTTGCTTCATAGTTCTCAGTTGCAGGACGAAGTTTAACCTTCACTTTCATTGGAATACCGTGCAACTGGTTACTGTCCTGAAGGTGCATAACACCAACAGCGTGGCAAATAGCAGACAGATCAGACATAGCAATATCAACCGCTTGCTGGCTTGGGTTTTGGATGTTCAAACGAACCCACAATTTACGGTTTGCATATTGCCCGTCAATAATGTTCAGACGAAGTTGAAGATAAGCACCGTCACCACCTTTGGTCGGTTTAATTTCACTTTCGTCGACCATTGCTGAATACCAGCCCGCAGGAACCGGATCGGAAGCGCCTGCGTTTGGTTGGACCTGAGTTGCATCAAAATTTAATTGAGCCATTTATTTAATCTCCTAGGATTTTATTAAAAACGTGCGTAAGATTGGGCGGTTCCATGCTATCCAAAGCACCGCTCCTGTCCTTAGCATCGTATTGTAAATCAGGCTGAGTTTGCAAGAACCTATAGGACTCACCCTGTGGCGTCTTGTTAGTACCAAGACGGAACACTTCGTCGTAGAAATACGGGACATTGTTACCAAGTTTACTTCCTGGCATTGACGGACCGTTTTTAACGACACCATTTGCATCTTTATAACTTTCAAGCTTACTTGTCATATAGACATGTTTACCCTGAAGATCACGGAACAGACGAATTGTTGTTTCCATTTTCTCAAGAAGCTCACCATAAGCTTGACGTGGATCTTTAACTTGGCGCTTAGCGTTGTTCAGCACCACTTCAGCTATTTCGGACAGCGAGTCAATGCACACTGTTTGAAATTGGTTAGCTTCTTTAGACTGTGAACACCAATTATACGCCTCAGTTAAATCCTGGACACTGCTGATCTGTATTGTCGGTATGTCGTAGCATATTGACGGGTTATTTTCACCATACAGACGGACCAAGTTTTTAGGCTTAAGCGATAGCAAACCACTTTCAGCACTAAGTAAAATCGGACCGGGCGCAGTAGATGACATTACTGTCTTTCCTGTGCCAGCAGGTCCATATACCAAAACCTTAACACCGTTAACTTTTGCTTCATTAGCGGAAGTTGTAAATTTAAGAGCCATTTCGTTCTCCGTTTATACTGTGGTTATAGTACGTGGACCCGTTATTGCATACAAGACAATTAAAGGTCGTTTTCGTCCCTAAAACATTGAAATGTGGGGAATCTTAACTTGTCCTTCATGCCTATCGGGAAGTATTGAAACTTCGCAATTTTACCGCACATAAGGGCGGGGTCCTGCATATACTTAACCCGCTCATCATGTGTTAGCCGACCAGGCGCTATTTCAATGACCGTACCTTTATGGAGGAATACTTCGTCTTTAACCACAATATCTTGAAGTAACTCACCTGTAATAGTTCCAACCATCCCATTGGGCACCATGTTATCGGCATTAGTACTTCGCTCAGCTTGCCCAAAGTTACCCCGCTTAAGTTCGTTAAGGTTAGTACGACCTTCCTGAACGAAATGCACTTTTATCTCAGCGTCCGCAAACGCTTTAACACGGAGGTAATTCGCTTCCCTAGCTGTGCAACGACCTAACTTATACGGACCTTTTGGGTTACGTAAAATTGTCCCCTCAAAACCCTGTGCAAGATTGTCAGCAAAGTACTGTTCAGCCTCCTCTTGGTTGTTCAGTATTTTAACAGGAACCACCGAAATGCGAGTTGACTGTACTGGGTAATCTTTTCGCAGCTTAGCAACAATAGAGTGAAGAGTGTTAAGGCGCTCCTCATACTTTGCTGTTGGCGCTACTTGCGGACCGAAGTAATCAAACAAGTACCAGTCACACTGAACTTCACCGTCGATCGTGTTCATTGCGCTGGTGGTGTATGAACAAAGGTTCGGATCCGTGATACCACCAGCAACCATTTCTCCATCAAAACCTTCAAGAACCTCAGTGGAAAAGAAATATGTGTTTTCACGATTCTTAAAAGGTTTCCCGCTACGCGCCACCAGCTTACCGTCGATGTTCAAAGCGCGTACACCGTCAATTTTTGGCATACCTAACATTGGCCAAGTGACCTTAGTTAAGTCTGCATCACACGCAAGCATAGGCTTCATTTCAGTCTCCGGTATTCATCATACAGGTTCATTGAAACAGGCAAGTGTTTACGCAACATACTATCAATTGCTTTAGCGTAAGCCTGGGCTTCAACCTGAGCGTGGCTGTGATCGCGTAACCGCAGGAAGTTCAGGATATTATGCAAATCCTGCTTCCAGAGCCAGTGCGTATAGTGGTTGACGTGCAGGAACATCCGGGCGTGTTCCGGTGCAACTTTGTGGTCATTAATATACGTCAAATAAAGCTGGTACGATTCGTAACATTTATCATCCAGATCTTTTTTGAATTGGGTCTGGACAGCATGTGCTAAACCATCGGTCTGCCCCTGCTTTTTATTGTCAGCTAACTTACCAACAACGTTCGGAATATACCACTCTTCGGGGAGCGTAATATAACGACCGCTGACTTCATTAATCGTTGCAGTACGGTGACGTACAAACTGCCGGGCAACAAAGATAGGCATCTTCATTTCAATCCAACACTCAACCATTTCAAACGGTGTTGTGTGCCAGTTACGCATCAGGTAATTGGACAGACGATAGTCTTCCTCTTCCGACCGCCCGCTATCTGTCTGGTCGAAAGACATACGCGCACTGTTAGCGGGATCGACATCATGTGCGTCAAACACAGCGTCTTTACGGCGCGTTGGACCGGACAAGTTACGCAACGTAACAAATCCGTGATCCAACACTTTACGGGTAAATTGAGTTTCCATTTCCATTATTGTGATACCTTAAAGACAAGGGTGTTTTGAAAGGTGGACTGCTTAACTTGTTCCTGCTGAAGCTTTCCGTTATTTATAAAGTATTGGTTGAGCAATGTGTTAAGTAAGCGAGCGCCAAGCGTGTTTGTTTCGTGTGCTTTTACTACCGCTTCCATAATATCGTTGACCACATTGTCACGGTTAACGCTTGGGAATAAACGGAGGTACTTTTCAAGCAGCGTCGACTTGTTCAGTAGCTGGTACATTGACTCAACGCTCAGTTTTTTGAGGTTGTATACCAGCGGAACACGTCCTAAGAATTCCGTCTTAATACCGAACTCACGTAAGCGGTCCAGCGTTAAATCTGGTTCACCGTTAAACGCACCTGCAAATACAAACAACACACGCTCAACAGGCGTTTCAATATACTTACCATAGTCACCGAATACGCTGGTGGTTTTGGACTCCAACACACGAAGGAATTCGTTCTGAACTCCATTGGTAACTTCGTGGGCCAGCTGGCTGTTACCGTTACCGCTGATAAACAGCTTATCAAATTCGTCCACAAATACCACTGTAAGCGAATTACCGCGATTTGATAAAGGACTCAATGCCTTACTCAAGCTGTTACCTGAAGTTCCTTCCTTGGTTAACTGTGCGGCGTTAACCTCAAGGTAATCCAGCTCAAACTCATCACACAACTGCTGGATAAGATGGGATTTACCTGCACCGCTTGGACCTGTAACAAGAAAATGCGGTCGGATTTCCCCCTCCGTATTTTTGTAGATTTGAAAAATACGTTGGATTTGGCTTACAACTTGTGCATGTTCAGGAACCATTTACGATTCTCCTTAAGTTTTTAACGTGGTGGAGCTGTCGGGCCTTTTTCATTTGGCGTCGTGCTCTACGGTCACAAGCGTTATTGCTTGTGTATCTATTGCCCGGATTTGAGGAGTGCCCTTTAACATGCTTAAATCGAGTGTGTATGTGGTGCTTTGCTATGAAAGACTTGAACCATTCTACCGCTTCGATTTCCTCATCAAGTATGTTGGTACGGCGACCCTTTAGGGCATCAAGGGCCGCCATGCAATCTGATTGCAGTAGTACCGCACTTCTGTCGGGTACTATGCCTTCAGTCACTGCTTGGTGCAAAGCATTTATTAGGGCGTACAACTCAGCAACGTTGTTGTTCGGAACTGTTCTTTTAAACATTCCTTCACCCGCAAGCTTACCATTATCGCCAGCGATCCAGAACCCGTAACCGCCTACCTTTAGGTCAGGACAGAAGGAAGCGTCAGCGATAATAGTTGCCCATTCCATAGCTTACCCCTTCTTAGGCTTCGTAACACTTAGTTGAGGTGTGCCCGGCGTAGCGATAACACATTCGTTCATCAGCGCGAGCTGCTTGTCGTTCAGCTTATTGTAAACTGATTTGGACAGCTCGGGTTTGTACTTCACCAGCTTTTCAACATCTACCCCAAGCTCTGCAAGCTTAACAGTAAGTGAACGGAAACTAGCGTCATCTACTTTACGGTTAATCACGTGCTGTGCTTTAAGCGCGTAACCTTCGGGAAGGGTAAGTGTGTTAGTTCCTTCTTTAGGGTCACTGAACGCCTTTTCAAAGACAGCTTTACGCAACTCAGCTTCCCGAGTTTTCCACATATCCAACTGTTCTTTGGCGTTGTACCAGTTGGTAAGCATCCCCATAATTTCGTCAGAGGTGACAACGGATTGTTCATTAATGCTGGGCATTTTGTCCCTCCGGGCCTTTAGCTAACGCATCGCGAAATCGTTTAGGTAAATCTGCTTCGTTTACCAGTTCACTGAGCATCTTAGCGTGAGTGTAAATAGAACCACCGTAGTATTCTGGCTCCTTAAACTCTGTTTCAGATTCAGCAGCAATATCACCAAGAATATCATCCATAACACGCTGTACAGCACTACGAAGATCGTTAACCTGTGCTTCTTCAGTCCGCGTTTCACTTATTGCTGTAAGCGTAAGTTTACCGTCATTACTTGTGAATTCCAGATTACGTTGCTGCTCCTTGTGGTAAGCAGCAAGTTCATCATAAGTGGTTTCAAACTTTCCACCGTTCTGGTTAAGAAACATGTGCATAAGGGAATACAACAATTCCTGGCGTTGCTTCTCTTTTGCCTGCTGTAAAATAGCCGCAAGGGTGTTCATTACTCTTCCCCTTTATCCAGACGGGCGTTAGCGTGGAAATCGCTGTACTTACCTTCAGGGTAACGCTTCATAAGCTTCACCATGTTAGCAGCACGGATGTCCTGATCGTTAAGGCCCAGCATGTTCAACATTTGCTGGTAGTAAAAGCGGATGTCGCCCAGCTCCTCAATGAGGTTTTCAACATCCAAATCTTTACCGTAAATAAACTGCCGCTTAGCGCAATCCAGGATTTCACCGCCTTCACCTGCAACACCAATTGCAGCGTGGATCAGACACTCTTCCTGATTGCCCATGTGCTTAAACAGGTCGTCAACGAACTGTGTGTATTGCGGGGCTTTACCCTGATTCTGTTTGGAAACGACAGAAATGGTTTGGTCCTGGATGCGCTCAACTGTAGCTTCATCCATCGGGATTTTAAAAGTTTTTAACTCACTCATAGGAAACTCCTGTTTGGTACACGGTATTGCGTACAGGCTTAATGTAGCAAAGTAGGCAGGCGTATACAATAGTAAACGCCTGATAAGGTCATGTAGTGGGTAACACTATTATCCGAAAGCATCTGCCAAACGAACCAAAGTTGTCGATTAGCTTAGTACGGTCAACCTCCATGATATAACCGTTGTCTAATGCTGCCCTTATAACTTGGTCCAGAGCTGCTGTTGAGCCCAGGCGATGTTTTACGAAGCTGTTTACTTGGGATGTTCGTACCTGTAAGTAACGACGCGGAACTATACCTTGATCAATAAGCTTCTTGTCAATGTTGTAGCTTGCAGGCACTTTACCCTTGAGATAGTCCTTAAGGATGGATATAAGCTTAGTCATACGGCTATCGTCATCCAGACCAATGTCGCCACCTTCAATCTTATTCTTCATTGTGGCTAAGTCTTTGTGTATAAGCTCCAGCGCCCAAGCAGAGTGCTGTTGCATAACCACAGGCGCTACAAAGTTGTCAGCTACCGCAAGCAGGCACGACACCCTTAACGCTTTAAGGTGAGCACGGTTCCACATCTGCCGCACCATTTCGTTATCACCAGCTTCGTTAATCTTGTCGTCACATAGCTGGTTAAACTCGTCAAGTGCCTTTTTGGACTCAGGACTCATTTGTACTTCGATATGCTGGTGCTGTTCAATTAACTTTTTACTGTTGATAACAATGGACGTTAAATGGTTTGCAAAGTCGGGATGCATTACCGTCTGTATGTTTTCGTTTGGGGGAGGTCTACCGCCAGTGTATTCAATTAAGTTGAAGCGCGATAGGAAACCATCTTCCATCATGCTAGGGGTTAACGATTCATAAAAGGTTCCAGGCGTTGTTTCGCCTACCATCGAATAGTTAATACCGTCTAGTGCTGCAACGTTATTGTCGGAGTTGGAATAGTTAATACCGCCTACAATACTCGCCGGTCCAGATTTACTGTACAGGTTTGTCATTACCGTACGAAGCTGGGCCATTGCACCATCCCGACCGTCCTCAGCTGCTAGGCGCTTAAGCTTACGCCCCCATTCCCCTGACACGTTGATAAAGCTTTGGAACTCATTACACGCTTTCATTAGTGCCGGACCACTAGCAAAGTCGGAGAACATAACGAACTCCTGCCCTGCTGGTGTACGACTCCCGATGTTACGCATGATGTAACTGATACCGCTGTGCAATGCTTCCTTACCAATACCCGAGCGGGCAATTAGTATTAAGTAAAGATTCAGTCCAGTTTCGTTGTACACGTATGTCTTACCCGCAACACCAGCCATAAAGCCCAACGCCGCAGCAATAGCGACTTCTTTTACTGGTCGTTGTGCGCTGTTGTATACGAACGAAGCTATTGCACCCATAACCCCAGGCGGCCAACTGATACCTTCGACCTCTGGTGGTTGTGGTAAAGAATCTACTAGCTGCTGTTCAGTGCTAGGACCACCAGCTTCCAACGCTTGCATCTGTAGCTTATTAATGAGCGCACTTACATCAGGTTTTCTGTCAGCCACGACTTCCTCCTGAATTTGCTTTTTTAACGCTAACGCTGCCGCATCTATTTTAATGTCAACCTTCTTCTCAGTTTCCTGACGCCCACGGATTATTTTAAGTGTGCGGTCAAGGTAGACATCGTTCTTAACAGCTTTCTCCCGCTTACCTAATGCAGTAAGGCGGAACATGCGTCTACATTGTTCATTGCTCTCGCTGTAGAACGTAAACATAGACATTAAAGCAAGGTCTGCTTCCGACTGCGAAGGGAAGTTGTATTTGTGCCAGTTACCGTTACACAGGTCTACGAACTTTTCCGCGTTACCTGCTGTGGATGCACGTTCCCATATTTCCTGATCGGGAAGTACTTGGTCAACTTCTTCAAGTTCGATTTTAGCACCCGCTGTACCAAACGAACCAACAATGCTTTCCACCAACCGCTGACGGTTTGCAATGGGTCTACCTTCGCACTGTTTAATACTCGGTACAGCTACGCCTAAAAGGTGCTGGTATTTAACGCTTTCAATTTCATTACCTGTACAGATAATGAAACGTTCCGCGCTGTATACCTCGATACCCCTGTCACGCCGCCCTTCAGGAATGGTAGCTTCCACCCATACGTGGATACCTTTACCTGAGCTTGACATTTCCGTGTAGCTGTTAGCAGCTTGAACAATACCTTCGTACCATAACAGGTCGCCTGGCGTTGTCCATTTGTGCTGTGGCAGGTAGTTACCCTGCGCGTCTTTGCTGTTAGCGTCTTTTATATCAAGGTCAATACAGGTAAAGGGATCGTCCTTAGTTAGTATGTATCCAATTTTAGCGCCGTGTTTTTCTGCTAACTCGCAAGCCTGTGTGAAGGTAAGCCAAGGGCCCTTAACTGGGCTGGCTCTGTATAAACCGTTTGGACCTTCAACATAGGGTGCTTTGTCCGGACCTGCTACACACCATTGCTGGCGCTGTTGTAGTCCGTTAGGCAAGCGAGTAATTTTATTACCCACTTCAGTCATTATACACCCCCTGTTAATTCGCGACGTCTGCTTGCAAGTGCAACCTTCCAAGCGTCAATGTAGGGTTGTACAATGGTACGCTCCCAAATGAATGACCGCGAGCCAGGAACCTGAATGGGTTGTGGTAATATGCCGCGCTTTCGGGCGTTTAGAACAGTGCTACGGTTAACGTCCATTATAGTCTGGATCTCGTAGCCCGTTATATAGGTTTCGTCGAACCTTTGCTGAGCTGTTTTTGACATTTTGCACCTCTGCTGTGTAGGGGTGTAATACTAAAGTAAAATGCTGCAATATCGCAACGGTTAATTAAAGTCTTCCAAGCGCGGTTTGTCACGTAGTTTTAGCAGCCGGTGATGCTCCTTCGCGTCTGCTATCTTTTGCGATAACAATTCCATTTGCTGCTTACGCTCTTCAATGGCTGCTTGGTACTCATCCCAAGCCTGTTTTATTTCCCCGTTATGCTGCCTGCAAGCTGCAATCCATTCCGCATAACCTTCCGATGTACGTTGCTTTTGCGGTTTGTCCTTTTTAGGACGCCCTACTGCGGGTTTTACTTCCGGCGTACCTAAGCGGCTTAGCTGATCGTAATATTGTAGGCGACGTTCGATAAAGCGGAAGAACGAAGCGGTGTTGTTAACCACAGTGCCGAACTGTTCCACGTAGCTGACAGGTTTAATTGTACTCAGCAGAACGTGCATATAGTAATTTCCGAACTGGCTTTCCGTTTGGGTAGCTGAGTCCAGTGTATACCGTTGTTCGTTAGACATGTTTGTGGTGTCCGGCGGTAAGACTTGATAAAGACCGCTGTCCTTGCTTACCTCCATTACACCGTTTGCAACTGCTTTGTCCATTGCTGGTTTTATGTAAGGGAAGTCGCTGTGCTTCATTAACATGTGGATGTCAAATAACAGGGTGGAGTAGGGTTCAAAGTAGTCCGGTATACCCTCGCCAAGTAGGTGTGAAAGTACTACGGAACCAAATATACCGTAGCGGGATTGATAGCCTTCCAGTTCTTGGAAAGTGAAATGCTTTACTTTAGACATTAGTGCGCCTTTTAGCTGGTGGTTTAGTTGTTAATGGGGAGGTTAACAGAATTATGCATTTGGTACTAGACAAGGGGGTAGGGTCTAACGGTAGTGAGATTAATGCAGATTAATTTGATTAATACTAGAGGGGTGTGAAAGAATTAATGTAATTAATGCGTTAATGGTCAGCCCCCCTATTTATTCAGTACCCTTCGCGGCCGAGGGTCTCGAGGG